TGTGCCCCAGCCAGCTTGCTTAGCCTCTGATTGATCGGCATACGTATCGCATGATGCTTGTATGATTCCCTTGAATGGCTGTGCAATAGGTTCACGCCATTGGTGTGTGTAACCTCTATGCCCATGGCTATATCTAAGCATGTCATTCCATATAGGGAATGGAGCGGCTACAGGGTCACCGTACGACCCTATACGCAACTCTTTGCCAGATACCCAAGCAATAGTGGAACCTACAATACTAGACACTACTGGCACGTTGCCTCGTTGAAATGATTCCCATACAGCAGTAGTGCCCTTGCCAATGTTGACGTAACAAGTACGCACACGTTTGTACTTGCCAGTACGTGGGTCTTTCTTCCATCCCTTCATGTGCTTGCAGTTACCACAGATGCATACATCTTGACCTGAATCAATGGCATCCTGTGGATGGATGTTGCGCATGATGATGTAGGTCTGCAACATGTCACCGGTCTTTATGTTGTAGTCCTCATTGTTAGTCTGGCAGTTAGACATACAGACAATGATGGGCTGTGTCTTGGCCCATAGTAACTGACTAGGGCCGTCATAGATGCAGTATGTGTTGTGCTTTGGCTTCATGTCTTTGCCATTGCGTACGTTAGTGAAAAGGGCTGGATTTGCATCCAGCCCGAACTTAGCCAAGTATTGTTGTGCTGTCATTAGTTTCTCTCTCTATCTTTGTTTTCTGCTACATGATCTAGGTAGTTTGTTATTGCGCCTTCTTCTGTCCAATTGTCAACGATAGGCTCGTCATCTTCTCGTAGTGTGTTAAGCACTTCATTCCAATTTATTGTACGCATCTCATTACCGATGACATCAGTAAGATAGATATTTGCAATGCCATCAATTAGCTCGCCGTACATCTCCTCAAAATAAGACTCCATGTCTGTGTAATCAAGATTTTTACGCATTTCTTCGTCGTGGTCTTGATACCAGTTCTCTACTTCCTGCTGATGATGCAGGTAAAACAACCATGTTGCGTCATTAGTCCAGCCGTTGTATTTTTCCATTGTTGTAGTCTTTTTTCTGTTACGTTGTTCGTTGTTCTTGATTCTGTAGATGTGTGATGACGATAAGTTGTATTTAGCACAAAGTGCAACAACACTTACGCCATTGTTTGCTTGATGATGTATCGACGTTATTTGCTTAGGCGTCAATTTTTTAGATGGCATTATTCATTAGCATCTCTTCCGTCATTCCAAAACCAATATTTACTGTATTTGGTATCGTCTTTATCAATGATCTCACATATATAATGTGCCTCCTCTTCACTGATTCCAGCCCAGCCAATGTCTACATTGACTGTACTGAGATCATCGCATTCGCCCTCACATTTCCTGCCTACACAGTCAAGTGCAAAGCCACACTCGATGCGGAACTTCCACGTGTCGTATGGATCTACCTCATCGAGTACGTCGATACTGTATGTACGATGTGCATTAACTGGGCAGTCTTTCCACTCGCTGTTGTGCCACTGCAGTTCCCATATGTTTGCTGCAGTCTGCATAATTATTTCTGCAGCTGCATGGTAGTACTCATCTTTGTATCTTTTATCACTCATCGTCATTATCCTCTTTAGGTTCTATGTGTATTGGCTTGCCAAACTTTACTGGCATGACTCTGTTGCCATGACATTTGTAGCAAGACACGTTATACACACCACTGAAGTAATCTTCTGCATAACCATCGTCGTATAAGTCCTCATACGTTAGACCATTGCAATCGACAGAAGGATTAACATGATGGCCTTTACCATCACACGTGTCGCATGTCTCATACTTAAACTTGTACCAAACTTGTAGATCATCTTCAGTGTCATACTTGTGTCTCACGATCATCTTGCGTTCATTGATGTCTATCCACCAACGATCCTGACCACCGCGTACACGGTGGTCATTCTGATAGTTACGGTCCTCTAGGCTAAACCATTCACTCATTACTGTATAACTCTTTCAGTTCCTTGTATGTCTTGCCTGTGTTTTCAAGATAGAGGCTGCAAAATGCAACCTCACAATGACGCTCGCTGTACATGCGATGTTGAGTGCCATCATTGTAATACTCAACACCACGACGTATTCCCATACAACCTATCTCTTCAACCAAAGCTCGTCGCAATCTAGTATCACTAGGCATATTGCGAAACACCTCAAAGCGCTCGCCTTGTTTATTGTTTGGTGTTGAGTCCCACATTGTGCCCCACAACTCAAACTTGTATACAACTGGATCTTCTGCTTTCATATTTTTACCTCTACCGTAACAACAAAAGGTTTAAAGTCAGGCTCTATTGTGATTGTTACCTTTTCTGCTTCGTCATCCCATTCAAGATAACAATCAGGGCATTCAAGACAGTACTTAGCAGTTTTCTTGTCTGTCACCCATGCTTCCATGACACCTAAGAAATACCTTCTGTCTTTCTTAGGGCAGTTAGTCATACGATAAAAGTGACGTGCCCAACGTAACATGCCAGGTGCATTAAACATTGGAACGGATGTAAGTGTAATTTTTCTCATTGTGTTATCTTTCATTATGTAGTTGTGCGTTGTCAGTGAGACGCACCCCTCACTTACCGATTACTTGATAAGAGTTATCAAGTCTGAGTTATCACGAGCAGCAGCTGCCTTGATATTGTCAAGCTTCTTCATTGCTTTGGTGACCTGCGTCCAGAAATCGAAATCAATCTCAGGCATAGGTACCTTGTCAATGACTAATCTGAATCCCTCAATCGCTTGATTGATTTGATCATCAAGTGTTGTTGCCGTGATGGCAAGACCAAACTCGGATTCCTTCATTGCATTTGGGTGATACCACTGATCATTGCCTTGGTCGTAGGCAGAGTAAGTGACTGTAACCATAGCAGTAGGTAAAGGCAAGGCTACTAATGCAGAAGTAGCAATGTCCATTCGTAGGACATACTTCATTCTCAACCTATGACCGTTGATAGTCATATCAGTTTCGTATTGGGTAGTTTGAAACTCTTCATAAGAAGTAAGTGTTCCAGCGCTGAGGCGCTCACCAGACTTCAGAGTGTTCTCAACGAAATGGGTTGTGTAAAGTGTTACGGACATGATTTTGTTTCTTTTCTATGCGTTGTTGGTGAGACGCACCCCTCACATCAAACATTAGATAGCGACGTAGCAGTATGTTAGTAGTTTTACTTGACCTTTAGTCTTTATTAAATTAATGACATCGTCGTGTTGTGATTCATCAATAAACTCAAGGATCTCCGAAATCACAATGAGTGTAAAGTTATTCTCATTACGTGAATCTTCATAGTGTTTACTGATTCGGTTAAGTTGATCTTGCGTTATAAGGTTTTCGTTAAATAGTGAATCGAGTAATAACTCACCACTAATAACTTCATATGGAAACTTCATTTAAAACACGTTCTTTCTGCTGGTTACAGCTTTGTCGGTCACGATGTTCATATAAACCATCATGTATGGATTGAACTCATACATGTGCTCCATGCACCGTGTGATTCTTATCTGCATGACCTCTGGATGTATATACACAAGAGAGCGAGCCACTGCTGTAGCAACGGCAGCATTCTTAAAGACACCAACAGGGCCGATTGCTCGGCCCTGAAAGTCATACATTTGATTGTGATAGGTATATCTAGGCACTTGTATCTACCTCTTCCCATCCTGCTGGCGTAGGCCTTGGTATTGGTGTTAATGCATCAGCCACATCGAGATATGTAGCTATCTCAACTGGATTAGGCTCCATGCCATTGTTGCACCACTTGTTGAATTCATCTGCATTACGTGTTTTATGCGGAACATACGCACCTGCAAACTTAAGTAACTCACATAGATTGTCGCAAGCAATGCTATCCAAGTTCCATTCAAAACCGGGCTTGAGTAAGATCAATCCCTCGATGCCACTACCCGGATAGATGTGAAGGTATGCAAATCGCAAGATAAGCATTTTGTAATGTTTAAGATCAGTCATTGTCTTTGTCTTTCTGAAACTCTTTACGTAAGAAACACCGAAATTGAACCAACCAAAGTTCCAAGCTATCGGGATCACTTGGAAATGCATACTGTGACCAGATACCAGCTCCGTGCACAGTAATTTGCCCCTCAAAGTCACACATATCAGCACTTACAGTCATGACGTAGTCGTGATATGGCTCATATCTTTCAAACTCAATTCGACACGATTGCTTAAGTGACATGGACTTGCCATTCTTATCAAATGAATGACATGATGTCTGCATTTTCAATCGCTCATACTTATGTTTTAGTGGAGTTCTTACAAACTCATAGACTGCTTCCGCAGCAAACTGCGGAGTTACATACTCATAGTTGACTGTCATCATCAATCCTCTTTTGTACTTCATTTACTGTGTGAACAAACCAAGCAACTGTTGCCAAAATGGAAACAATTGCAATAGCAATGCATATTACGAACATCATGCTCGTTTTCGCCTTTTAATTCTGTCTATATGTATGCGGTTAGTATTACTAGGCTCATCGCCTGATCTTTTGTACTTACTAAACGCCTCATGAACAACTACTCCTGTAGGTAATAGATCTATAGGTAATTCGTCCAACACGCCTCCCTTCCACGTGCCATTGGATAACTTGGTCACTCGTTGGTATTTGACCATCACACGCAAGTCCTGTGGCCTTGCAGACCACTTATTGTTTGGTGCGTCTAAAGAAACAACAACCCCGATGTTATCGGGGCGTCGCACGTTACGAACTCTCATGCCTACTTTAAGCATTCTGCATTTCCCTCAACTGTGCGACCAGCATGCCTACTGGGTTTTCCATGTACTTAGCACAATCAGTGCCAAGTTTGATGATGAGTTCCTCATCAAGTCTATCGATACCGTTCATTGAAATCAAAAGGTATTGTTCTCGCGAGTACTGTGGCCACAACTCAATGGTTGTGTCGTATTTCCATCCGCAATAAACACGGAGCGCTTCCAAAGCTTTTTCTCTTGTCATTGTGTTCTTCCTAAATCTTATTGTTAAAGTAATTGTTGTTCAATGTAATGAGGGTAGTAATATTTAGACCCTCCCGGTTACTATTTTTGGGAGGGTACTAAAATTTAGACCCCTAGTCTACGACGCCTTTGTGCCTCTTTATCGGCTTGGTGTGCCTCAACAATGAGGCTATCAAGCTTCTGGCAAAGGCTTTTGAGGTGATCCTCATTAGCTTTGAGTGTGTCCCCGGTACGAGACCAAGTCTTGTACATGGCACGAGATAACTCGTTAATTTGTGTCTGCGTTTCTAGAATTTTGTTTGTGTTCATGGTTATTCCATTAGACCTGACTCATCAGCGCAAGGTGGTCAATTCTTGACAGACTTCTCCGCAAGGGAGAAGTTTCGTCTATAAGAGGCCCGTTGCCTTCATCGACTTCATCTGCTCGATCAATATTCTTGATTTGTATGTGCCGTACCACATCTCAAATCCACAGTTGTGAATCGACAGAACGCACTCACGTTTAAATGGTAAGAGTTTCTCTGGTTGGGTCACCTTGCATTTCTGCTTGGTGTATGCCTCAAACAGATTTCCATACTGCTCTGCTTCCTCTTCAGTGATGAACAGCATGAGGTTCTTCTTACCTACGTTGTCAAGAGTACACACATACTCTTCATCATCTGTGATGAGCAAGAATGGCCACTTAGGCCAGTCGAGCATCTCATCCTTGTCATACTCGCACTCCTCAGCAGCGGTCTCAATGGCGTCGATAACGTCATCGAGTTCAAGCTTTACTTGCTTTGCTATACGTCGTGCTGTCCACTCTTTAAATATGTTCATACTGTTTCCTCCCAGTACTTGCTACCAAGTACTCTCTGTGACCAATCCCATCCAAACTTTTGGATAGTCATCATGTGACGCCGCCCCTTGTGATGGGCAACAAAGCGAATTGCTCCGTAATCATCGCTCCAGCTAGGACAATCCCAGCCGTAGTTGATGGTCCACTTAATGCTTCGCATGTAGTCCGCAGACCAAACCCAATTCAATGGCTCATCTGTGTGGTCATATGTGTCAAGGTAGACCACATACGGCTCATCTTTTGCCATCTTAAGGATGGTGTGAGCTTGATCCAAATTCATCACACGTATCGTTTTTGTTGCCTTTGTTGCGGGCAGACGCATCCAGTTCATATCCAAGATATTCTCCTCATTGAAACATAAGACTCTGTATAGAACGCAGGACAGGTGGTACCTCCACCACGGGTTGCCTCATTGAGTTTTTGAAGCCCTGCATTCTAAACAAAGTGGGGGACTTGCGCCCCCCGTGTGCATTAGTCGATGTTCTTTTCGATGTGGCGTCCAAGGTCACATCCCATTGCAGCAGCATTCACATGCGCTTCATCCAACTCTTCACTGATACGCTGTCGCTCTACTTCTGTGCGCATCATACTTGTATGTTCCATACCTGCAATAAACAGCGACGCAACGGCGATGATGACCAAGCTTGCAATAACTGACTGCAAGCCGATGATTCTCTGCCTTGCATTGCTCATCGTCTTAGCACCACGATTCAACGATGCAATAGCGTCATCAAGGTGTGCGTCAAGCACGTCAATGTGTGAGCTGACTTCCGCTGGGAGGGAGTCGATTTGTTTCTGTGTAAGCATTTCTGCGTTTTCCTTTGTTGTTGACTGTCTACATATAGACCAAACCTGCGTTTCGGCATGACTGCCTCATCAGTTCACTATCGTCACATAGTGAAGACGCATTATAGGTTGGGGGCCTAAGCCCCCTTCAACTTCATAACCCCCTTCCGAATCGCTGCACGGATGCAGTCCGATTCAAGGATGACATTGACACAGTCATCACTGTAACTGACGTCTTCGTAGCCTTCTGCGATGAGTTCAGCCATGCGGTCACCCATACCTTCGTAAGAACAGAAGTCATGTGCCTTGTACTGCACGTGCAGTTGTGTGCCTTCAACCTGACGCATCATGCGTACAGACTGTGTATTCACCAACCAAGCAAAACGTTCGTCAGTTATTGGTTGCGTAAACTTGATGGTTTCCGATTTACCATCTTTCTTAGCCCATATGAACAGATGGGCGTAGATGCCATGGATGCAGTACGCATCTACATCAGGCAATTCAGCAGGGAACGGTGTCTGTACTGTGTTCAAGTCAAGTTGGCTCATTGTGGTACCTTTTTTTGTTTTTTTGTTTTGAAAGTAGCACCCGGTATCTTACACCGGGTGCCAGCGGGGAGGTTATGCCAGCTCTGTGCCAGCATCCTCCGATGTGCCAACCTGCGTGGTTACTGCATCCATTGCAGTCTTAGCAGATTGTGCATATTGAGCGGCGATAGCATCCGCCTTCGCTTCGGTAACGGCGATAGAACACTCCAACACCTTAGCGGTCAATGCTTCCAGCAGGGAATCAAGGTTCGCTTGGCTTGCAAGCGGTGAACGGCGTGCATTATTCGCATAGACCTTTGCAATGTTGCGGTAAGATTTCTGCACTGACTCTGCGCGTACACTATCGCTGTTCGTTTTACAAACAGTCAATAGCTCCAATAGCGCATTGACTTCAACGGCGGCGGCGGATAAAAACTTCATGATACTTTTCCTTTGGTAAAACAGTTTCGACAATAAGTTTGTCTTCATTCAGCACTGCAGTAACCAACTGCAGTAGACTGTTTCACCGTGCCACCCAGTAGGGGGCACACCATGTAAGTGGGTGGGGAATTTCAAACCAGTCACGTGCATGGGGGTGGGGGAGGGTAGACACCGGCATGGCAAGGGGGTGGGTGGGTACGATCGGCCTAGTAGGGACTCCAAACCATATATTTCTTCTACTTCTTCTATATCTTCTCCGCACGGAGAAACTGTATCTCCCCGGAGAAATTAGGTTCCATACGGTTTTGCTACACTTTGTACCATGCTATACTCCCGATTATGGCTAACCAATTTAAATCCGCAGATGAAGCAGCTGGCTACTTATTTGATGTAGCTATTCGCAAAGGTAAGGTAACGGCGAAACAAGAATATGAACGACTATACACAAGCCTTCCTCAAGATCAACAAATGGCTTTCTATGCGTCTGTAAATAAAATATTAAACCAAAAAAACCTCCGGGATAACGAGGGTTTAGGTGATGCTAAAGTACAGCGTTATCGTGAAAAAGCAGCCAAGAACATGTCGGTTGATTATGACACAGAGTTCGCCCCTAAGTCGGAGCCTAAAGCCCCCTCTAAGCCCACGCAAGCCCCGTCAGCAGCACCTAAACCTGTAGCCAAGGAAGTTACTAAGCCAGCACCTGAGCCAGTCGCTAAGACTAAAACAGAACCAATGGAAGACGAGAAGGGATTTCGTCCATATAGCAAGCAGTCTATGAGTGGCTTATTAAATATCAAAGCTGATAACCCTGCTCCTAATAGCCGTGCAGCTATTGGTGGATCAACACTTAAAATGCCAGCATTTGTACCCAAAAAGTAAGATATACTTACGGTACTTTCCTACTTAGCTCAGCGGTAGAGCCTCCGGCTGTTAACCGGATGGTCGCTGGTTCGATCCCAGCAGTAGGAGTATAATCGCGTCATTAAGGTTAGGAGACATGTTATGGCTAAAACAGCGACGTATGATGTTCAGGCGGGTCAGGCACTTGCCACTGAGTCGGCTAATAAGCGCGATGCAAGCAGGACAAAGCCCAGTAATATTCAGCGTGAAATGGGCGAAGGATTACGTCGTGCAACGCAAAGGAACAATACGGCTAAGATAGAGAGTAAAGCATCTGCGTATGTAACTCAACGTGGCATGATGGATGCTCAAGAAGCTTCTTATGATCGCATGAAGAATAGCCCAAAACCTAAAGCAGTAGCAGCTGGTAAGTCGTACTCTAAGTTGTTAAATATTAAGTAGATTTCCCCATGCATGCAAACGCACCGGGAAAGCGGTAGTATTAATTCGCCACCGAGAGGTGAGCTTTGAAAGAACAGAAAACTCCCTTCTGTCCCGACAAATTCGTACTCTGCAAACAGAAAAGACCAGTCAGCCACACTGGTCTTTTTTGGCTATAATGGCATAGGAGATCTACCATGCCACAACAGGATTACAACAAAAATTTCACTAGACTTCCGGATAGCAATCTTAAAAATATCCGCAAAGACGCAAAAGAAAAGAACGCCTTTTTAGAATCTGTTCGCCCAGAAGTGCCTGATGAAGTAGACTCAAAAATTAAATCAATACCATTTGTTGGGAGTTTTATATCTAGTGCTGTACGCGGTGTAGCTAAGAAAATACAAGCACCAATTGATGATGCTCGTAAAGCTAACAGGCGAGTTGAAAATCAAGCTTGGAATGAAACATTTAAACGACAAGAAATCAAAAACGCTAAACAAGATAGTGGATTAATTAAACAGGTTTTGGGTATTGAAAACGACCCAAATGAGTATGGCAAAACAGCCCTTGGTAATCCATATAAACCACCAGCCAGAGTTCGTGACATAGGGGTAAAGTAAATGCCAAGCGCTATTGCAAGGAAGGCGGCAAGACACCGATGAATGATCCACTGCGTCCTGATGAACGCCGACTTATAAACTACCATCGTGCAAACCTAGCAAAAGGTGGCATGAAAGATGGTAACAACATTACGACCTTTAGGGGTGTGCGATTTGGTATTGGTGACACGGAAGATGGAGAAACGTTGTATGCACCAAGGTATTTTAATAACCGTATAAATAATGACGAAGAAACTATTGCTCATGCAAAAAAAACTGGGTTATACGCTCGCTATCCTACTGTTAAAGCAGCGAAAGATGCTGAGTATAAACTGCATGAAATTATGAATAGGGATACCAATAAGTACATAGATGCTAAACGTGCTCCACTATCTAAGTTAATGGGTATAAAAAAGTAATGTACCTACAGTATAATAATTTAGCCCCCAGTTGGTGAAAAGGTAGACACGACGGACTTAAAATCCGTTTCCGCAAGGAGTACAGGTTCGACTCCCGTACTGGGGACTTTGTCTGCGTAGCTCAGCGGATAGAGCAACTGCCTTCTAAGCAGTTGGCCACAGGTTCGAGTCCTGTCGTAGACGTTGGAGGAGTAACATGAATTCAATGGGTCCAGTCAGAACTGTAATGCTTGCAATCTGTAACGATTCTGATGTTGGTGTTATACAAAATGAAAACAAAACATTAACAATAGAATGGATGCGTAAAAATAGTGGTCATATTAACACACAATTAGTGACTGACATTGCAGAAGCTGCGATATTATTAGATGCTGTTGAGGCAAGTGGATTTAAAGTTCCATATAGGTTTATTAAAGACCTTGCAATCAAAGCAATAAGTGAATTAATTGAGGGACGAGACGATGGTAATCTTAAAGAAGAGTAATCAATCTGATGTTGAAGTTGTGCAAGTATCGCCTACTGAATACGTAATTAAGCATGGCACTACTGAAACTGCTCCAATGGCTATTGAGAATATGACAGTAGAAATCATCAAGCTGAAGCAAGTATTGCGTATTCCCGCTAAGTGGGTTAACGATCTTGCGATGGTCACTATCAATAGTTTGATGGAAAAGTTAAACAACAAGGCGGAATAACTTTGGAATTACTTGAATTTCAATGGACTGGCAAGGATGAAGATCTTAATGACTTCATCCCTGTTAGGAAGACTTCGCTTTCAAGTGGAGTTGATTTAAAAGCGTACATTAAAAAACCAATCGTGCTAAAGCGTGGTCAATCTCAAGTCATACCTACAGGATGGAAAGTAAAAATTCCAGAAGGTTATGAACTTCAAATCCGTTCTAGGAGTGGGCTTGCTGCAAAGCATGGCGTGTTTGTATTAAATTCACCCGGCACAATTGACGCAGACTACCAAGGTGAGCTAGGTGTTATCCTGCACAATGCTAATGAAGAACAGTTCATTGTTGTGGGCAAGATGGCAATTGCACAGTTAGTTATGTGTCCAGTTGTACTGCCAGAGATCAAAGTGATACAGACCGGTGATTTGTTTGCAGAAACTACAGTGCGTGGTACTGGTGGATTTGGATCAACAGGATCATTCTAATGAACAACAATCATTACAGGAAGCACAAGATTCAAGCTGTGCATTGCGCGTGGGAATGGGACCTGTCATGGGAAGCGTTTAGTGCTGTTAAGTACATTGAACGCGCTGGAACTAAAATGGGTTCCACTTATAACGATGACATGCTTAAGGCAGTGTGGTATTTAGTTGCAGCTATTACTCAGAGTGATATTACGGCTGAGCGTATTGCGCGTGATGTAGAAGAAACACTAGGCAAAGAAAAACCGTCTGCTTTTAACAAGATGAAGAAGCAAGAGTGCCAATGCCCTGAGTGCGCTAAAGATTTAAACAAACAACTTTAATCGTAGTCGCACCCACATTTAGATTTTTTATTTCCACACTTAGGGCATGTTTCAGTATTTTCTACTTTCTTGCCCTTCTTCATACCTTTTTTCATGCCATTCATCATGCCGGTTTTATAGATGCCGTCTGATTTCATCTGTTTGATTTCACGTGCCATACCTTAGTTTACTTCAACAACTAAAGATATGCATTTACTGTATTACGGTATAATAAAACGGAGGACATTATGTTTAATAACGTTTCACTTGTTGGGAGATTAACAGACAATCCTGTTACAAAAGAGTCACAACTTGGAAAGCCTTACACAACTTTCTGTATTGCGGTAGATCGAAAGACAAAAGATAAAGAGTCGGACTTTTTTAACTGCACTATGTTTGGTAATTCCGGAGTAGCGCTTGCTGAGTACTCACAAAAAGGACGGTTACTTGCAGTTAGCGGAAAAGTACAGATTGACAAGTACACAAATAAAGATGGAGTTAAAATGCAAGCAGTTAAAGTCATTGTGGACAACTGGTCACTTCTGGACTCACGTAAAGAACAAGATGCTATACCTAACCCAAGGCCAGCAGGTCAAATTCAGACGGATGACATTGATGATCCGTTTGCTTAATCTAGTAAGCCTTGCTTAAAAGCTTCTTCGTAAGCTCTGTATCTTGCGCCTATTCCAGAAACTCCAAGTTTCCAGTATGCATTCTCAAGATAAAAGTGAATTGTCCTTGGACTAATACCTAGTTCTAGGGCAATTTGTTTTGATGTCATTCTTTTACCAATTAATAAAAGAACTTCTTTTTCTCGCTTTGACAGCACTATCATGATATTAGATTTTACCGCAAGTAATGCCCATGCATTAATTAACAAGTATCATGCTGTGAGGTGTATCAATGGGAGTAGTAAAGAAGTACCAAAATCCGTCTGGCGGTTTAAACGCTGCTGGTCGTGCATATTACAATAGAACTACCGGTTCTAACTTAAAGCCACCTGCACCAAACCCTAAGACAAAATCTGACGCTGGTCGCAAAGCTTCATTCTGTGCGCGTATGTCTGGAATGAAAGCTAAAAATACATCTAGTAAAACTGCCAGTGATCCTAATAGCCGAATTAATAAATCGCTTCGCGCATGGAATTGTAACTGATGGCAGAAAATCAAAACCCCCGACGATGGAAAGTTAAAAGCTCTGCATACTTTGGTACTCCGGGTGTTAAAGATGCGACCAATGAGGCCGAGCGTAAAAAATATGCTCTTGAAGGCGGAGATGTAACTGCCCTTGGCGATCGTGTGGGCAAAGGTGACATTGCTGTACCTAAGAACATTCCACTAGGCACAGTATTTTACATTCCAAATTATGGATGGGGTGTTGCGCGTGATCACGGTGGAGCCATTGTAGGCAATAGGATTGACGTAGCAACAGGCGGTGTTGTTGGTGGGAAGATTAACCCACAGGCTGAGAAAGATGCTAAGCAGTGGGGAAAGAAAGATCAAACTGTCTATGTCTTTCCAAAGGGATATCAAATCCCAACCGATCGGGCACCACCACAAGCGTATTTAAATGACACAAAGAATGCTCCAGTAGCAGCACCTGTAAATAAACCAGCACAACCAAGACGTGCTCCGGGTTCTCCAATTGTTGTACAAGCCCCTAAGTCACCACTAGCACCAATGCCAGCACCACGTCAAGTGTCTGCTGTAGAGCCACCAGTACAACAACCTATGGGTCAAGTATTTGGCAACCCGCAATCTACAATCTCCCAGCAAGTTAATGCTGATGCAGCAGCTGAACAACCGCTTGTTGCGACGTCAATGAATACATTAAGTCCATACTTGCAAATGATGCAAGAAACTGATTTAGCAAAAAAACTATCTGCAAATATTCCATACTATAATCAAAGAGTAGGTTAACGAAATCTACATTTGTATAGACAGATAGGAGTGTTTTATGGCAATGAGAGGTAAGGCTCCAGCAAGAGGCAAGGGAGCATCGTTAGCAGCATTATTAGGTATGGCATCTGGTGGAGGAAAGCCTAAGCCAGCAAGCCGTCCAGCAGGTAAGAAGAAGTCTGCTAAAACAGCACCACCAACCGGAAGACCAATGCCACCAATGGGGCCAATGCCACCAATGGGACCAATGGGAATGTAACAGGGATTGAAATATGGCATCATTATTATCTAGCTTAGTTCGTGGAACTTCACCAGTCAGAAGACCAGAAGATGAAACAGTGACGCCCGGAGGAGTTGCTCCTGCGCAACCTCCGGTGTCTATTCCACCTACTGCTCAACCAGTTCCTCAAGCAGCTCCACCATCAAGGGATTTAGCATCTGAGCCATTAATACCATCTATGGATGTTGGACCAGCCATGTTTGATCCATCAAAGTTAGATTTTGGTGCCTTATTTCAAAATGCTTTACTTAAGTCTCAGCCATCTGCACCTACTACTACTGTTGATACAGCACAAGGACCACGCGTATTAGCTGGCAGTACGCCAGCACAAGATATTACACAGATTAAAAGATCTGATTTTAAAATCGAAGATATATCAGCAGATGCAAAAGGACTAGGAAAGTTTTTAACTGACTCTGGTGGGGGAACTTATAAATCTGGTTTAGGTTTGATTGATGATATGCAAACGTGGTTTAACAAGACTACGCGCACAGGCATGGGTGAAACACCTATGTCTCCACTTACAGCAGGTACAACCAGAGATGAATTATCTGGCGATAGCCCATTACGTAAGTTGGTTGGATATGCAGCTTCATTAAAGAACTCTGATGCGCCATACGCCAAGGAACAAGCTAAGGCATACTCTGATGCAATCCTTTGGCTGACTAAATCCATTGAGAACAACGATCAAAGAGCATATACAGCAGCAAAAGCAAACATTGACTCTCTTACTAAGCTAAACACAGAAGACTTTGCTAGATCTGGAACTAGATCCCAATTTGCTAGAAATGGTCAGTTAGTCAGTGCGTATGTAACAGGCAAAACCATACAACAAGCTGAGATAGATAAAGAAGCTGCATCTACACCAGCAATACAACGTAAGGTTGTAACAAGTGCAGTTTTTGACTATGTGCAAGACAGATTTAAAGACTTAAGAACACAAGCTGAATCCGGAGGTGAAGACGCACGGAGAGCACAGCGTACGTTAGATGTTTTTGGTCAATCATTTAAAGATATCTATGCACCAGTAACTGAGGGCACTCGTGATGCTAGATTAGCAGCATTTGAATCATCACCACAAGGTCGAGCACTGATTACAGACGCGTTTGATAACTTGTCAGGTCTAGGATATTTTAATAGACCTAAGTTCAAAAGCATTGTAGATAGATCAAAGGCGGGAGACATTAATCTTACGCCTGCTGATATCAAATCTATTATTGGTGAAACACAATATAAAAAACGACTCGGTTCTACTATTGATGTTGCTGATGATTTACCTGATGACGCAATCCAAGCCCTAAAACTTACACCAGATGACCCACAACGAATAAGCGGTGTCTATAGAGGTTTAACACCACAAGGCATTGGGGCACTACAGGGCTTTGGGGATACTGATCAACCATTAGGTGAGCCACTAAGAGCAGGTCAGCCAGACGCTAGAGAATTTGATATTTCGCAGAACGTTCGTTCAACTGATACCTCTACTGGTATGACTATCACTCCAGTTACTGATAGCAAAATTAAAACTCGTGGTGAGTTAGCAGGAGCTATGGTTTCAGGCCTTGGGTTAAATACAGAACAAGCCGGAGAAATTGCTAAGCGTGTATTTACGGACACAACAGATCAACAAAGCTTTATAAACGCAGCTACCGTATCGTATGACATACAAGATGATGTCTTAACTAAAATTGCATCTGACGCTGGAACTATACGTGTTGCCAATACTGGTGGACAAACAACAGGAGGCCGCGCTAAAAGTACATATGCTTTAGTTAGCGATGTATTTGCCGCCGCTAATGATGTATTGCCACAACAAACATTTACAGAATCTTCATTAACACGACGTCAATGGGATTTGCGTAAACGTGTATTAAATGACGCTGCTTCACAAGCTCAACAAATTGAAGGATCTGGTGCAGATGACGCAGTAAATGTAAAACGTTTCTATACAAGCGCAGATGGCAAACCAGATTTTACAAAACCAATTGTTCCAGATGCAAAAGATCAAGTAGGCAGGATTGCACTTCTTAAAGCAATGATTGATAAGGCCGCTGCTCCAGATGGCGCTGCATATAGACGTCAATTAGAGTTGCTGGCCAGAAGTGCTGTTGATGGACAACCATACACTGGCAGCATCAATATGAATCCAAGAGCGTTCCAAGGTCTTGTCAGTCTCTATGCATCACGTGTTGAAAGTGCTGCAGATGCTGATAAATCTGGGAAAACAGACAGTTGGTTCCAAAGCAAATTTGACATTAAGCCAAGTGAACTATCTAAGGTTGATAACCGAGATGCGTTCATGATGAAACTGGTAACAGCAAGCCCATCAGCGTTAAGGACATTTGCTAGTTCACTAGGAGCAGCGGATGCAACTGTTACACGTGGATTAATTCCAACTACTACTGCTGGTCAAGTAATAGATACCGCTGCTGGTATTCCGGGTGACATACAGGGTGGTGGGCGCAAGAATAGTAAAACCGAAAATCAAGCTCTAGGAAATATAGATCGAGCTACAAAAATTGTTGGCGGTGGATTTGAATCTGCTTTAGATGCAGTTTTAAAGTATAACGATGATCCTTCAACTGTAGATGTTCCACACACAAAAAAACAGTATGGCGAGGCGTTACTTGCCGTATTTGACAAAACATTAAATGAGTCAATGAAAGGCGTTTCATTTAAAGCTGGAGACAAAGCAAAGTTTAATAGTTTACGTGAAGCTATTCGCACTGAAATTATTAAACAAGCTGACACAGAATGGACTGCTGGAACTGTAACTAAAGACGATCTTAATGCAATCCTTAAACCGTTAGCTTCACAAATTCTAGGAGTTGACGCGCAAAAGACAAAAGCATTACCTGCGGTAGATAAACCTGAACCAAGTGTTGTCAAAGACCTTGAAGCTGGTAAGTCTGCTTATGACAAAGCCAAGGCTGAACTTGGCGGAGACCTTGGAACAAAAACAGACATTGCAGCTGAACTTACATCTGACGAATCTTCTAAATATCCTGCGTATCAAGCATTTCTTGGAAAGTTAAAAGAAAGGCGTTTAGTCAATTATGGTCGTATTACCAAAGAAGTAGAAACACGTCAGTTAGGTATTACGACGGCTGGTGCAAAGTTAAATAGATTAAAGCAAGAAGGTAAGATCAATACACCTGAATTTAATACAGCATTAGATGCATATAACAAAGCACACGATGACTACAATGCTAAACGTTCAGAATTAGATACAGCGTTTGATTTAGTTAGTCAACCAATATCACTTGATGATATGGACAAATTAATAAATACAAAAGAATTAGCAGTAATTGGAAGCGCTTCTAGGTCTGAAGCATTTACTAAACTAAGAGAAAAGATTTCAAATGGTGGATGGGCATCATTAACACCAACAGAACGCGCAAGTTATTATCGTGAATCACTCACTAGATATTTTACTAGCGAACGCGGTAACGCAATCAGTCCTGTAACTCGTAGACGTTTGGCCTTTAGATCATTTATTGATTCTCCTCAAGGAGCAAACTGGGCACCTGTTAAATTAACAAGTGAACCGGGTGCTAATATAGAAAAATTAAAAGAGGACGCGTACACACCATCATATTTAACGGAAGTTACAAATGAAAAAGGTGATGTTATTGCACATAAGCTCAATCCTAATATTTCATTCAAATATGTACCAAAGTTAAATAAAGAAACAAACCGGATTGATTCATTAGATATTGTTGCTGAAGAAAGAATTACTGGCGGCGACAACAGACGAACAGTTACAAAAAGACAGTTTGTTGTAACTGGCCGTGAAGTAGAAATTATGATGGCCCTTAATGACATGAAAGACATTAAGGATGAATTTGCTGCTATTGAAGCAAATGTATTAAAACTTGATAGTGTTAAACAAAAAGTAACTGACACTAAACAAGCTGCAAAGTTTGGCTTAGTGCAAGATAAAGATAGTGGATATAAGTATCGAGACGGTGGATCATTTAGTCAGCTATTGCAAAGTTTAGTTGAATTTGAAAATGCTCCTAGTTTAACTAAAAACCAAGAGACGGTAAGAGCCGCATTATTGGCTGAAGGAGAAAAGTATTTAACGCAAATAGGTTCAAAAGATTCAATTAATAAGGTAGTAAACAAATACGCTAAACGTGCTGGCGCTGCAACTCGGATGATTAAATTCCAAGACGTTTTGCGCGAACGTCTTGCTGATCGAATTGATGCCTTTAGTAAAAACGGGAGAACACCAAATTTAGCTGATTTACAACAAGACATAAATGATTATTTTGATGGCGGTAAGATTGACGAAGTCGATAATGACGCCAGACGTACTGAAATGGCAGCTTTGCAAAAGACAGATGTTGCTGGAATTTTACGTGCAGATAAATACGTAGAGAAAACATTTGGAACAAACGGACCATTACAAATATCAGCAGCTCAAAACACTAAGGGTAATCGAGCAATAACCATGCCCGTTGCAAAAGCTTATGATGAGTTATTGCAACTGAGAAACAAAATTGATGGTGGTGATCAATCTCCAGAAACAGAGTTTAAGTTTTTACAACTAAGAGATAAATTTGTAGAGCACACTGGAAAATCAATTAGTGATCTCGATAGAGCATTTACTATCAGTAACGTTGAATCTGCAAATAATTTAGTTACTACTGGCGGTAATAAACAACGAGCATCTGGTGAAAACTTTGGTATTAGATTTGGCGAATACGCTCAAAGATATATACCAATTAAAACACCACGTCCGGGATTTGAAACTGAAGCAGATTTTAAAAAGTTTAACAAAAAGATGACGGTGAATGAAAAGAAGCGCGTTGATGCAGAAAAGGAACTAGGTAAGACTCTTGGGTTTGACACCACTAACTACAGTACACGTAGTAGTGTATGGACTGACTTGAACACAAAATGGAAGAACTCAACACCTAATCAATGGGATTCATGGATTTCTGGTGTACCTGAAGAAGTTAGAAATAGAGTTCTTGAACATTATACACGTTGGTCAACAATGGGTGGAGAGGGTAAAAATGATGCACTTGGAAATCAAGGGCAAGCAGGATGGAGGGCTATTGATTGGGCAGTTGACGGGAATGGCAATGTAACGCCTGATGCAAAAAAAGTACTATCTTCAATTACTCAATGGGCTTCAGTAAGTAGAGTCAAGTTTGATAGCAATGATCTTAAGGATTTATCAACAGACATTTTACGGATGTATACACTTGAAAACAGTAACACCAAAGTAACTAGAGAGGATTTAGCAAAGTTTAAAAGCCCATTGGTAAGAGGTGTATTGCGACAGCGAATTAATCCCGGACCCGGCATAACAATTGGTGATCCGTTTACTCAATTTATTAATGCTATTGATCCAACTCCACTGCAAGGTGCTGCGCAAATTGTTGCACAAAAACAGAAAACGGCACTGGCATTACCACAAGCGCGACGCGTAGTAAATCAAAAACTTAAAACAGATGCTGATTTTAGGTCTGCTGTTAATTCTGTTTTACGAGCAGAAGGTGAACGTTATGTAATTACCGATCAAGGAAAAATTGCAAAACGTTCTTATTCCGCTAAAGATCCAGTAGAACCAAAGGGGTTATCTGGTGATGATTTATTCAAATGGAGAGTTGAAAATAAACAACTAACGTATTTAGATTATTTACGTTACTCTGCTGATGTGCATGACACGGCTACTCAACCAAGAGACTTTTTGATTGATGGTAAAACTGTAACGGTTCCAGTTAGAGATGTAAAAAATGGACCTGAAGGCATGTTGAAATTCTTACAGAAACGTATGTCACGTGCTGAACCTAAGTCTGTCACAAACTTTGAGGCCCCTAAGTCTGTTGTCGCATTACCACCAAATGTTGATCCATTGCGACCGGGTAGACAGATAGGATTCCGGTATCAGGGTGCAGATTACTTTATTGGTGCAAAAGAATACGCATCGCTTGTGCAAGATATAAATGACGGAAAGATCAGCACAAAAGATGTAAGGGGTCTTGTTACATCATTAGTTTCTAAACTTAGATATAGAACATATGGTGCAGACTTAAAGAAACCATTATTACTTGGAGTAAAAGCAGTCGGTGAAGGTGAAGCTGACGTAAAGAAAATTCCAAAAGAAGTTCAAGAAAAAATGATTGAAGAAGCAAAGAAAGAAGGCTTCAATATCAAAAAGAGTATTAAGGGTGGAATACCGGGATTCTTTAGTGCGATGATTGCAGCTATTATTGCAGAGTGGAATAGCAAGGAAGAGTAAATGGAAGAAAAAGGTTTTTCAAATTTCATTGCCCAAACTTTCAAACGGGCTGTACCTAAATTTAATCCGGGAATGGCTATGGGTGAACTTGGTAGTTATTTATTTAATCGGTTACCAGATCAAGCTGATAGATTTACCAGACCCGGACTACGTAATAAAATTAACAGCGCTGTAGGAACAGGTATGGTTGAAATTGCTAACGCAGGAACGGATGCAATGTTGCAATCTGCATTAGCTGGCCTTTCATTAACAGCTGCTCCAGAAACAGCTGGTGGAAGTATACTTGCACATCCAGCTACAGCTTATGTTGCAAACATTGTTAAAGATGCATTGATGTCACAGTATGTTGAGCCAAATTTATATGATCTAGCTGATAATGGAATTAATCTTGGTGGACGCATTCCGTCTCCACCGGGATATCAAGGATCTTCTTTGCAAGCAGGAGTAAATGCTGCAGACAAAAAGGTAACTGATGTCGCGCAGTTTATTCAACAGCATCATCCTAAAAATCAAGCTTTAGAACAAGTTAAAAAAGGCACACGTGTAATCAAGAAACTTGTCAAGTAGTACCGCACGTAAATAGGTATACAATGTAGTTATGGCAAATGAAGAAGACCGCTATGCAATTGTGCGGAATAACGCAAAAGCTAAACTATGTAATGCTAAGTTAGCCGATGGCAGACAGTGCAATGCTATGGCTATTAAAGATAAAGATTTCTGTAAGTTTCATGGTGGTAAAAATCCAAGTGGTATTGAATCGCCTGAATTTCGTACAGGATTATGGTCAAACAATCGCAAACGGTTTTCTACTGTTGCCCCTGAGCTTTTAGAGAAAATAGATCAGTTTAGAAATGATCCAGATTTATATTCTCTCCGGGATGACACTGCATATATAACAGCGATACTTGATTTAAGAGCAGAGGCTGCATCGCACGGTATTAGCTTAGATCTATACGAACAGTTAAAAGATCAATACTCTGTTTGTAAAATGTCTCCACCTGAAGCATTTGATAAGGAGTTTAAAAATTTAGGCCGCTTAATAACATCTGGCATTGATGCTATAAAAGCAAGTGATGACGTTATAGATTTAATTAAAAAGCGAGCTGATGTGATTGAAACAGAGCAACGCATGATGCATGCAAAATCTTATACGCTTGAAGTTGACCAAGCATATAGTTTGATAATGCAAGTCTTTGGCGTTGTAAAGCAAACTGTTCGAGACCCAGATCAGATTAAAGCTATCGCTGAGGGAATAGCCAAGTTACTAAAAATACATCAAGGACAAGAGGAGGACATACTAGATGCAGAAGTTGTCGATTAATACACGCGCAACACCCAAAGCGTTTAAGAAGTTTGTCCGTCCCGGAAAAGATTTAAGTGCGGCATTACTTGAAGCATTAAGCACCGAGTTACATGAAGCCGCGTCTACAGGGTCATTTGATGGTGGAACTGCGTATCCTATTAGCGGACATGACTTACCTTATGCAGACTGGTTACGTGTATATGCCCCTAATGCAGCAAGTTCAAAAATGGGTGAGCACCACATACGTGCATGGAACTGGGCTGAAAGTATAGAGACTGGTAACCCACCACCTGCACTTATTGAGTGTTGGTTTAGAGGTGGAGGAAAGTCTACTACTATGGAATTAATTTCCAGTAGGTTAGCAGTTAAGGCCTCTAGGAGATTCCTGTTATACGTGTGTGCTACGCAAGACGCCGCTAACCGACACGTCAGTGATATAGCAGGAGTAATGGAGCGCTGTGGCATTGAACGAGCAGTAAACCAGTATGGCTTCTCTCGTGGTTGGAATGCGCAAAAATTGCGAACAGCAAATGGTTTTAATATCTTAGCTTTTGGATTAGATACAGGAGCACGTGGCGTAAAGCTAGATCACCTTCGTCCAGACATGATTATTTTAGATGACATTGATGAATTAGATGATTCCGTCAATGCTGTTGAAAAAAAAATTAGAACTATTACTGCAACTATTCTTCCTGCTAAAAGTACAGACTGCGCCATTGTGTTTGTGCAGAATAGAATTCACGCTAACAGTGTTATGTCTAGAGTTCTTTCCGGTGAACTGGATATGTTGCAAGACAGAATTCAATCACCAATCATTCCAGCAATTGAAGATCTTATTTACGAACCAGTAGAAAAAGAAGATGGCCGCATGGGATGGAAAATTATTTCGGGCAGAGCTACATGGGATCACAAAAATCTAGAAGTCTGTCAAAAAGAAATTGATGACTTTGGTTTGATTTCGTTTCTACGTGAGTGCCAGCATGAAGTTGGAGTTGGTGGAATATTCTTTCCGCAATTTAAACAGATTGATTCGACAGGTAAACCGTGGCACGTTGTTGATCACATTGAGGTTCAGCCGTGGTGGAGATTCTGGGGAAGCCATGACTTTGGTACTGGTGCACCAGCCTGTTTTATCTTGTTTGCATCTGATGAACGTGAGAATGTTTACGTTATAAGTGAATGGTATTACGCTGGAAAAACTAGCAGCATGCAAGTTGAAGGTGTTTTAGAGTTACTTGCAAAACATAAAATTGCTGAACCTCGTGTCAAGTCAAATTTGCATGGAGCTTATAATACTAAGTTAGAGGCAATTGCGTTTGACTGGGCAAGCACTTTCCCTCCTGAAAAAGTTGATCAACGAATTGGCGAATATCCTGTTGAGATTTGGTGGGAGCGGGGGCTTCCTGCCGTACGTGCAGTTAAAGACCGCAAGGCTGGCTGGAGTAGAATTAAAGAATGGTTGATTGCAACAGAGTCAGTTAATGGTGAGGTTAGGCCAAAAATTGTTATTAATCGCAACACATGTCCTAACTTAATTAAACAGTTAGCGGACACAATGACACACACTAAAGATGGTGATGAGATTGACTCAGGCACACGCAATGATCATGCTATCGATAGTTTTAGATATGGACTAATGTGGCGTGAGCATCCAGTGCGTTGCCCGGAAGTTGAAGAGAAAGAACGCAAAAACAAAAATGCAAAGCCAAACTGGTTGAAGGAAAGGAACCTTGACGAATGGTTGTAATAGAAATTATTCAAACAGTTGGTATCTATGGATTAGTTTTTTTAACTTATATATCATTAAAGTTACTAAAAGAGATTCGTGACGTAAAGATATACTCTAAAGAGAAGTATGATCGCGAGGGCTGGTTATAATGTACGACATCAGTAAATTGTCAAGTATGGTTCGCGGCAACAAGCCAAGGATGTCTGCGTTTGAAAAGCCAGACAGTGCCGGTACTATTGGCGCTGAGCTGTTGAAGGATCCTAGATTAGAGGATAAATCTAATTTAGATCTTGATATACAACCAAAAGGTTGGAAGGTTACTGAAGATTCTGATCCTGAAGAAGCTCGTAAAATTACAAAGTTTGTTCAGACACAATTTGACAGTGCTCAAAAAGCCCGTAACGAAATGGAACTAGAGTGGGCGTTAGCAACAGCTTTTTTTGAAGGAAGACAATGGCTAAGAGTTGCAAGTCAAGGACGTAACTTAATTAGGTTACAAAATCCAAACGAGCCAAATCGTTATATGACGGTTAATAAAATTCGTCCGTTAATTGATGGAGTTGTTGGCAAGCTAACTCAATGTGCTCCTGACGCAACCGCAGTTCCGTTATCAGATAGTCCTTCAGATAGAGCTGCAAGTGATGAGGCAAACTATATTGCTAAACACTACAATAGAAAATTTCAAAGAGAGACGCAGACAAAAGAGCGTGTGCGTTGGGCATGTGTCTGCGGGACGTCTTATCTAAAAGTGTTTTGGGATAGCCGTCGTTCACAAGTAGTTCCACAGCTAGACGTTGACGGAGAAACTGTAGTTGGTCATACGGAAATGCGGGTAGGAGATGTAGTTGAGCAAATACTTCCGGCATTTGATGTATATGTTGATCCATCGGCAAAACGAGATGATGATGTTCGTTGGATTATTCATGCAATGATCAAACCACTATCGTGGTTTATAGATTCATATGGTGAAATTGGAAAAAAAGTAGAGCCTGACGCAATGACAGGACAATACTCTGGTTATGTAGATGCGTATCTTGACGGTGCTAACTCTGGAGGTAGAGGCTGGGTTCCTGCTGCATCTGCTAATACTACAACATCTGAGCGTAGGAAAAACGCCGCTGTTGTTTATGAGTATTGGGAAAAGCCAACACAATTATATCCAGAAGGTAGATACATTGTTTCAACTCAGTCAACACTTCTTTATGCTGGTGTATGGCCATATAAAAAGAAAGATGCATTTCCATTTATTCCATTACGATGGCAACCACGCGCAGGTACGCCGTATGGATATAGTCTTGGATTTGATTTAGTATCTTTACAAAGTACTTACAATCGCATTTACAGTAGACTACTTGAGCAGTTTGAAGCTCAAAAAGATTATTTACTAATTGAAAAACTTTCTTCTGTTGGAGCAGATGCTTACGACAAAGAGAGTGACACGGTTGAGGACAAGCACCGCATTTACCGTAAAGTGTATTACGATCGTGGAAGTAGACCGCCAGCGGTTCAACGCGCTCCGGGTATTGGCTCAGATCTTTTTCCGCTATTGCAAATGCTTGAAAAAGACATGATGGATGTCGCAGGACTTCATGATGTTAGTCAAGGAATGGCACAAGCAGGTACACCTGCTGAGTCAGTACGTTTATTGCAGAAGGCTGACAATACTCAGCATTCATATGTTCGAGCTGACATTGAAATTAGTAACGCTCTTATTAAAGAGTGGGAGGTTAGTTTAATTGAACAGTTTGCGATCGTCCCATTTATTGGAAACATCGAGGGAGGAATGCTCCCCAGAGACCAGATACAGCAGGGCGTTATGCGGTTTGATGCTTTGCGCAATGGCGGTCGGTATCGGATTGTTTATGTACCGGGGTCCAGTATGGATGAAGGGCCAGACCAAAGATTAAACAAGTATGCCACGCTACGGCAAATGGGTATCTTTGGTGACCCAATGGATCCGGCAACCAATAGGTTGTTTATTCAGTTGGTCAACATGCCTGAGACAACTAAGATTCTTGACCACTTAGATGAACAAGAGGCCAAGATGGCCGAAGCGCAGCAACAACAAATGATGATGCAGCAACAAGCGCAGATGGCACAGCAAGGTGAACAACAACAGATCATGCAGTTCAATATGGAGATTGAACAAGCTAAGGCTAGTATTGAAATACAACTTGAACAAGCTAAGGCTGGCATTGAGATTGAAAAGATTAAGGCACAAATTGCCGCACAACTTGAGGCAGACATTGCACTTGAAACTGCAAAGGCTGGACTTGAGGCGCAATCCAATGAGGATTACGCAATGGTTGATATTGGAAAACAGTTTGCTATGAATGATTTCGGCAGTGCATCTGGCACTGATCAAATTGAAGGAGTATAGTTAAATGTCTGAAGAGATGGTGATGCGCACCTCGGACTCACCAGCCGAGGCACCAGACACGCGGGGTTTTTCTCAGTTGCTTGTAGATAGTACTTCATACGCCAATGAAGATAATGGTGCACCGGCGTTAAATAGCACAGAAGAAACAGGTGATGTACAAGACTTTTCTTGGCTAGATGATCTAGTAGATACTACCCCCGATCCACAAGATGCAGTTAGGCAGCGTTTAGCAGAAACATTATCGGCTCAGCATACTCCGGAAAACGTCCCTTACGACCGATTTCGTGAAGTCAATGAGCAAGCAAAAGCTGCTAAAGAACAAGCTTCTAACTATGAAAAATGGGCAGAGATTATTACTGCTCTTGAAGCCGATGGATATAAATCCGGCCAAGATTTAAAAGATGCTTGGGCAAGGCAACAAGAAGCAGCTAATGAAACTCAAATCCGTCAAAAGTATGTTGAGATGGCACAGGCCAACATCATGTCTAATGACGCAGCCCAAGTATCAGCCGATCTTGAAATTCAACGCATGAAGTACGATCAGCTGGTTTCCCAAGTGGAAGCCGCTAATCGTGTCCAGAAAATGGATCAAGCTTATAAAGATTTTCCTTATGCACGACGTGGTGAACGAATTGTAAATAATTTAGTTCAACGTGGTATGGATCCTTTAGAAGCTGCCTCATATGTACATGAAGAAATTTCAAACATGGCAGAATCGCTTGTTCCAGAATTAGCTTCATTATTTGAAGCACAGCAACGAGCACCAATTCCAATTGATACGTCGCAGTCAGCTCAACCATTAGTGCAAGACACTACTCCAACTCGTGGAGCTAGTGGAATTTTCTCAAGGCTAATGGGTATTAGTAAAAATTCATTTGGTGTATAGGAGATAAGAAATGGCTATTGATTTTAATGGCGCTCTTACATTAGCAGATCAGGCGATTTTATCTAATGATCCGCTTGTGAAAGAGATCACAAAGAGTTTGCATCAAACGTGGAATGCTGTAAAGGATATTCCTTTTTACACATCTCCATCGCTTCGACAGATTGGTATGCGCTATACCAATAGTGGTATCCCTCTTCCAAACTGGACTGGAATCAACTCTGAGCCAACCGCAGTTAAGGGTAAGCCAAAGCAGTATGAAGAGCAGATGTTCCTCCTGCGTAACAAGATTACTATTGATAAGGTTTTACTTGAACAGCCTAACAATATTATTGATCCTGTAGACGCTCAGGTGCAGATGTTCTTAGAAGGATTTAGTTACGATTTTAATGACAAGTTCATTAATAACGACCCAACTAGTTCTGCACCGGGTAACTCACCTGACTGTTTCCCCGGACTTAAGTATCGTTTAAACAACGCAGCACAGTTTGACATGGCTACCGACATGACAATCAATGCTGCATCAAACATGTCTCTTGCTAACTTACTTGCAACAACTTCAGCTACGGCTGGATCTGGTGCAGCCAATAGATTTATGTTTGACGTCCAGAATTTATTTGACAACATGAATGCACCAGATGGTGATGGCATCGTCTTGTATGTTTCGGAGCAGGGCAAGAGAATCATTGAAGCAGCCATTCGTGTAATGGGTATTGGTAGTGGTTTTGATATTACGCAGGACAACTACGACCGCCCAGTAGAAATGTACAAGAATGCCAAGATTCGTGTTGTTGGACGTAAATCTGATGGTCTGACATCTGTCATTCCAAACGATGTTGCAATTGCCTCAACCCTTTTGTCTGATGGCACCACTGCTGCATTAACCGGTACAACTACTATGTATGCAGTTCGTTACGGAACTGGATACGTGCAAGGATGGCAGCCTAAGCCATTTAAGCCTGAGAACCTTGGTCGATCGCAAGAAAACGGAATTATGCATAACATCCTGTTTGAATGGGGATGTGGTCTTTGGATTCCTCACACTCGTGCAATCGGCAGACTTAATTTCAAGGTCAATTAATAAGGAGATAGATTATGGCTAGAGATTTTAAGACATCATTCCGATTTGGTACAGGCGTGTTAGGCGCTTCCGCTGGAAACGTACAAGCTCCGGGTACTAACATCACGGCATTTGGAACATCATTTGCAGGTCTTACTGGGACAGCAGCATCTACAACTAATGCTGTTTCCGGTCAGTTAATTTCCTGTCCGATGGCTTGGGGTGGTTTCACTCAAACAGCTAATCCAAATGGACCTGCTTATGCTGAGGACGTTGCAAACGGAGGTTCAGTTCTTCCGGGCCATACAAGTCGTAATGATTTGTACGTCATGGTTGACGTAGTAGTAGCAACAACACTTGTTACTGCTCAGACGTTTGTTGTACAAGCATCTGACGATTCTGTAAGCTGGGTAACAATTGGAACTGGTGATATTACCGTACCGGTAACTAACCCGTCTAATGGTACCGTTGCATTAACTATTGCTGCTGGTACGTTTAACGTACTAACGGCAAGTGCTGCACACGGATTACAACCGGGAGATTTGCTTGTAGTTACTTCAGTTACTACTTGTAACTTAAGTAATGGACATGAAAACGTATTAGCTGTAGCTGGTAATGTGGTTGAAGTTAATACAGTGCCTTCTACAACTACATTTACAATTAAGTATCCGGGTTCGGCGGGGACAACACTTAAGAGTAACTCGTATGTTCTTAGTACTTTGCAAGTTATTGCAAGTGGCACACCAGCGCTCACATTTACAAAGACCTCAACAAGTGGAGCAAGTGTAGGGGCACAGGTGCAAATTGCATTAGCTCCATCTGCAAAGCCTTATATCCGTTTGGCGGCTTTTGGTGGCGCTAGTGCTGCTGGTATTGCAGTAATCCGTGACGCATACCTCGCGATTGCTCGTACAGGCGTAGCTAGGTAACTAACATGAATCTAGGTCAAATTAAACAGAAAGTCAGAATGATGGGCCGACATTATTTCGGTTCTGAATCCGATCGTGATCCATTTGGCCTAGAGCATGTTATTTTTGAGTCGGCCAATCAAATAGCCAGAAAGACTGACTGTTTGGTTGGTCGGCGATACCTTGACGTTGTTGCTGGAACATCTGATTACTGTGCTCCAGACATTTACAAAATTCGTGTATTAAAAGCAAAAGATGACAGTGGTGATTACTTTCAGCCAAATCTGCTTTCATATAGTAATCAAATGGTTGATGAGTATAGATATAGAACACCTCAATCAGTTCCAGACGCCATTGTTATTCGCGGTATGAATGCAATTATTCTTTACCCAACTCCATCTGTAGCAGTGACGCAAGGACTTTTAGTAGAAGGTTATTCACAACCCGGTACGTATTGGGCATACGACTCAAACGGTGCAGCTGTACCAAATACAGACGCAACAGAATGCCCATTACCAGACGTTGCACATGATTGCCTTGTGTACTGCACCTTATACATGAGAGCATTGCAGATGCGAGATGCTGACGGATTACAGTTATTTAAAACAGAATACCTAGATAGATTAGGCGCTGTTGAATCATTTGCTGCTACATACGCAAGGAGAGCTGTCTAATGGCTGTTAGTTTTTCAGACTTGCGATATGAAACGCTCCGTCTTTTAAATGAAACAAATCTTTCAGTAGTGGGCGAAATTGCCACAGGCAATGGAGCCACTGGTGTAGGTAGTGCCACATATACAATTTCTTCTGATGAAGGTTTACTCGATTTTTTAATTGAAGGCGCAAATGAAATGTGCCGTTCGTGCTGCTATCAAACAGCAACCGTTGCGTTAACCACGTCAATAGCACGTGTTAGAACTTACGCTGACACCGTTATTTGGTTTCCGCAAATTGCATCTATTGGTGGCACAGCACTAATACATACTGGTGAACCAGAGCTATACGCTTACGACACATCCTATACTTTGACAACTGGGACACCAACGCATTGGTTTAGATCTGGTCCATATGACATTGGGCTATACAAGACACCGACGTCTACTGTTATCGTAACACTAACTGGAGCTAGTACACCTACTGCAATTCTAACAGGCAGTGGAACGTACAGTTTTGCACCAGATGACATCTTATTAAAAGCACTACCATGCTATGCAGCATCCAAGCTTGCGTTAAAGAACTTTGATGACCCATCGTTAGTTGGTAGGTCGTTTTGGAAAGATTGGTACGATATGTCAAGGCTTACGCTTTGGCAGCAATTGGATAATTCATTAAAGATGTCTGGTGGCCCATTTGCAGTTCCTCCCGTTCAGTTAGGTGGTAAGTGATGGATAAGTTTCAAATTGATTTAAACACGCTGCTTGCTGGATTTGTTGGTTCCCTGATAGGCACTGACTGGAAGAGAGTCAAGAATGTAATCCAAGGGGCTATCACAGTCTTGTCTGGTACAGCATCTGCAATTTACTTGACCCCTATGGTTGCTAAACAAATTGGATGGGAGCAACCCCATCAAATGATTGGCTTATCCTTTCTGCTTGGCACACTTGGTCTTAGAACTGTTCAAGCTTTTAACATCCTTATTGAGAAGGCTCTTAAGAAGGTTAGTGAGTAGATGGCTCTAACAGAAATTGACTTTCTGTATCCTCGCGTCATCATGCCTCAAGGTGGTGCTATTACTGCTGCTACAAACATTGCAATAAACGGTACTGGAGACATACAAGTATGGATCTGTCAAGCAGACGAAGACATGACCATAACTGCTGTAGGGTGTCATGTTACTACTAGGACTGGCAGCCCCGGCAACACAGCTACTGGCTTGCGATTGGGTATTACGTATATTAATCCAACGACAGGTTTTCCAACAACATCACCTACACCCACATGGGCAAACGCTACATTTAGTGGTGCAGCTGGAACCGCTTATCAGGAGTTTAATGCCACGACCGGCATTACGCAGAACCAAAATTTAATTGCTACATTAACAACACCAGTAACAATTACAAGAGGAACTGTATTCGGTATTTGTGCTGACGCTAATGCTGGTACGTGGGCTGCTGGAAATGACTTTATAAATATACGTACAGGATTTGTATCTACGTATCCATCATATAACTTTCCATACAGTACTGGGATTCTTACTAGTGGTACTAATGTTGACAACACCGTAGACTGCCCAACCTTTTTATACAGGTCATCGACTAAGACCTACGGGCAGCCATATGAAACAGTAGCTTCATTAAACAATAACAGTGGGTCTACGCCAGATGAGTACGGAATGTACTTTAGGTTTCCAACTGGCACTGCTAGTTCTTACCAGATTTCTGGAATTAGATTAGGTTGTTTAGTAGCAGCTAACTTTGATGTCATTCTTTACGGCACAGATGGAACGACAGTTTTAGCATCTGTTACAGCAGACGTTGATATTCAAAATCAAACAACTCATGGTGTATATAATTATCTCTTTACTGGAACAACGCTACCAACATTAACAGCTGGATCGTATTACAGGTTAGTTGTGCGTCCTTCCACTGGTACAGCTATGGGGCCTGTGCAGTATTTTACGTTTAGGACAGATGCTGATAAGACTGCTATTCTTGGCTCTGCTGACGATGTTCAATACACATCACGTACCAATGCTGGTGCATGGACACAAGACACTAACCGTTTGTTTGCTATGCAAGCAATAGTTGTTACTCTTGATCAAGGTACTGGATCGGCTGGTGGTATGTTAGTTCATCCCGGTATGACTGGCGGAATGAGAGGCTAACATGAGTAAACGATGGATTAAATCTGGCTCAACTTCTCAGACCATAGATATCTTTGTGTTGAACTCATCAAGTACAGTTGGAGCTGGTTTAACTGGATTAGTATTTAACTCAGCTGGTCTAAGTTGTTACTACCGTAAAGGCGCGTTAGGAGCTGCAACACCAGTCACGCTGGCTACTCTTGCGTTAATTACAACACCATGGGCAACTGGTGGATTTAAAGAAGTAGATGCTTCAACTATGCCCGGCCTCTATAGATTTGATATACCTAATGCTGCATTAGATACCGCTGGTATAACTGTTATCTATTTTAAAGGAGCAACCAACATGGCTCCTGTTGTGCTTGAGATTGAAGTTGTAGCAGTTGATGTGTTTGACGGCGTACGAATGGGGTTGACCTCACTTCCAAACGCTGTTGCTGGCGCACTTAATGGTGTTCCGCTATCAGTTGCTGCGGGTGGTGCTGTAAACACGTTGCAGATCAACGGTACTGCACAGACAGCTCGTGACATTGGTGCATCTGTATTGCTTTCTCCGGGTACTGGAACAGGTCAGTTATCCTTGTCCGCAGGTGCCGTAACCGTAGGCACAAACAACGATAAGGGTTCTTACTCATTAACTACATCGCAGACGTTTAATACGACTGGAAGCGTTGGTTCAGTGACTAGTGCATTAGGTGCAGCTGCTATTCAGTCTATATGGGATCGGCCAACAACTAACCTTACAGTATTAACCTCTGTTGGAAAATTACTAGTAGACAACTTAAACGCTACGGTTTCTTCACGATCAACGCTTGTAGCCACTGATGTCTGGTCAGCAACAACCAGAACGATAACTGGCAACGGTGATAAGACTGGCTATTCATTAGCAACCGCTCCTCCTACTGCTGCTGCAATTGCAGATGCAGTGTGGGACGAAGTTTTATCAGGTCATTTAACTGCTGGTACAACAGGTCTAGCGTTGAATTCTACTTCGACAGGAACTGCTCCAACTGCAATACAAATAGCGGACGCTATACTTAATAGAAAGTTAGACAGTACTGGTAGTGGAACGGACACATTAGACGAACGAACTGTGCGATCTGCTATGCGAGCAATGCGTAATAAAGTCTCTGTAGCCACTGGTACTATGACTGTATACAAAGAGGATGACTCAACTGTTGCATGGAATGGAACAGTAAGTAACACGTCAGATGTAACGGTTGATCCTACAGGAGGTGCATAATGACAACTGTTTTAAAAAATGTTGAGTACATTCGTGTAACATCTCCTGTTCCAAACTGGATCATTAAGGCAGATGTGTATGACACGGAAGGCAACAAGGTTGCTGACTTTGGGCCAGATGGAACAGATATCAATGGCTGGTGGAACAGTCAGCCGGAAAACTTTCAACTTGACATTCTCGGTATGTTTATTACATACATCAAAGATGACGTGACTCCGTAATGGCTACGTACTACGTAAGGACTCCGGCAAACGGAGGTAGCGATGCAGCGGCTGGTACTAGTACTACCACTGCTTGGGCTACGTTTACTAAAGCCTTTTCGGCATCTGGATTTACAAGCGGTGACACTGTGTACGTAGAACCCGGTGTGTATCGCGAAACAGTGACAGCGCTAAACACATCCCCTACTACACGCGCTTTTGTAATTGGTGATTACGATGGTGCTATTTTTGGGACAAAGGGTGAAGTTAGGTGGTCAGGTTATCTAACCTCTGATGATGCAGCATCGGCTGGCGTAACCCTATTAGCCATGAACAACAGAGATAACATCACTATTCGTGGAATCAGGATGGAAAATGCGTCTCGGTGTATTGATATACCGTCCGGATCAATCAACATTGACGTTGAAGATTGTGTGCTAATCAATGGCAGCCAAGGAACTATCGCGATTTCATCTGGTGCCAGTGTTGCGACAGGATGCAATATTAGGCGGTGTATTATTCACACCATTCAAGACTGCTTACTCATTGCTCCCAACTTTGGTGGTGGTAGTGATTGGTCTTTAAATCTAGCCATAGAAAACTGTGTTTTGCATTCTATGCAACAACGTGCAATTTTTGTTGGCACTGGTTCAGGCACACTTCGTGTAGCATCTGGCGTAACAATTACAAACTGCACTATGACTGCACCTACCGGTATTGCCGTTGCTGCTGGCCGCTACGCTACAAACGGCGTAACTGTTACAAACTCTCTGTTCTATCTTTGTGCCACTGGTATATCTGCTGGAACAACTGGTCAAGTTACAGAAGATTACAACAGGTTTGCAATGTGTTCGACACCAACAACTAACATAGCAACTAACGGTGCTAACACAAACCTAGTGGGTAACTTAAATATTGATATGGGTATGTCATTCCTGTTTGACTACACTCCTCGAATGCCTTGGTATATGCCATACGTTGCCAATGTTATTAACGGCGATGGTACTGCTACAGGTGCGCCGACTAATGACGTTCATAGTACTACTCGTCCAAACCCACCATCGATTGGTGCATCAGAGCAGACTACGCTGTACACATCAGGAGTTGCAGCCAACCCTCTTGGAGGTTACGTAGGATGAGTAAATACCTTGGTGATTACGCAGCTGGTGGAATCATCGACTTTAAGTTTACTACGTTTCGCCCATCATCTGGTGCAACGTTTACGTTTGCTGGGTCACCTGTTATCTCGGTGTATAAAGATAACAGTGCCACACAAAGTACAGCGGGTGTAACTCTTACTGCTGATTTTGATTCAGTAGCCGGATTAAATCATGTTAGGATTGACACCTCTGCTGATGCGTTCTACGCAAACGGTAGCTCTTTTGAATGCGTTATAACAACAGGAACTGTAGATACAGTTAGCGTTGTTGGTTCCTGTGTCGGTCGTTTTACACTCCGCAATCAGGCTTACTTATACTCAACATCACCCGGACGGACTCTTGATGTAAGCACTGGTGGTGAAGCTGGATTAGACTGGGCTAACGTTGGATCTCCGACAACTACAGTTGGATTAACAGCAACAACTATAGCCACATCACAACAGATAACGTCTGTATCTGGTTCCGTCGGATCTGTTGGTACTGGCGGAATTACATCATCGTCATTTGCTTCTGGGGCTATTGACTCTACTGCTATAGCCACAGGTGCAATTACAAGTAGTGAGTTAGCATCATCAGCTTTAGGCGCTATTGCTGATGCTATACTTGCAAGGAAGCTCGATAGTTCTGGTAACGAAACGTCTACGACGGCTAGTGAACGAACTGTGAGAAACGCATTGCGCGTATTGCGCAATAAGGTTGATGCTACTAGTGGTACGGCACTAAACGTATACGATGAAGCAGATACAACCATCATCTGGTCAATGGCTATTGTAACTAGCTCAGCGGCCTATCCAATTACGAAAGTGGGATAAGAGAAATGCCAACAACAACAGCTATGACGAACAACCTAGAAGCAGAGTTGCTTAATACAACACTGCGTGGAGTGGCTAGGACTGCAACTGGTGGAGCAACTTTATACATTGCTTTGATGACTAACGTAACATCTGACGGATCACTTGCAGAAAATGCATCTGGTGCTGGTTACACTACAAGAATCACAATGACACCAACAACATCACAATGCTTTGGCGTTGGTGGCGTTGCGGCTACGGCTGCTTCTGCTGGAAGCGCTGGCTTAAGTAACTGTAATGCTGTTACATTTACAGCCGGTGGAACGATTACTATTGCTGGTATTGCAGTATGTACATCAGCAACTATCAGTGGTGCTGCGTCAGGCGATGCAACAATTCTTTATTATGGAGATATCACTGGTGGTAGCGTAACACTTGGTAGTACCCAGACGATTACATTTGCTGCTAACAATATTACTATAAGCCTCGAATAATGCCGATCATATCGCTTGGCTATGTAGGCATAGCTTTTATAGCGGTAAGGCTGGGTGCACCGATTGGCGGATTGCCAGTTACAAATGCATCCAGCCTTTCTGGGTTTGCCACAGTTGTTTCTGCTGCTGTATTAGGTGCTTCTACATCTAATAGCGCCAAAGCAACAATGTCGGTTACGCCGTCAATTTCTGTTGCATCTAATAGTTCAGCACGAGCTACAACATCAACTACATCAACACAGTTAGATGTATTTTCATCTATCCCATCTGCTTTAGGTTTTGCTACATTTACCGCAAATGCAGTTCGACCTATAGCAACTACTGCATCTGGGTTTGCAACTGTAACAGTATCGGCATTCTTTCCACGAACTACATTAACTAGTAGTAGCGCTACATTTTCATCGTCAGTAATCTATTCCGTAGCATCATTAGAATCTAGTAATGCTACGCTAACATCTTCTGCATCAATTAATACAGATGCTGAAACAGACACATTTGCCAATGCATTGTTTACTAGTAATGCATCCCAGTTTATTGCTGCTGCTACTAGTGGTAACGCTACATTATCTGCATCCGTTAACTATTCTTTACAGTCATCAACATCTGGATACGCCGAACTAGTTGCTTCATCAGAAACAAACATAGCTGCATCAAGCTCTATGTCTGCAAACGCCACTTTAGATAGCAGTGCAACGCAACTTATATCAGCTACAGTATCTAGTCAAGCAACTTTATCCAGCGATATAACTAGACTTGGAGTTGTAACAACTTCAGCTAAGGCAACAGCTACTAGCAATGCTTTGCAGACTGCATCTGTTAACTCTAGTAGTAATGCGACAGTTTCCAATAGCATAAATAGACCTGCGCAAACGGTGGCATCTGGCTTTGCAACAGTTTCCAGCGCAGTTTTAATTTCAGGTTCTGTAACGAGCACTGCTAATGCTACTCTTTCAACTGGTGTTGTCCGGGATGTTGTCACTTCAACTAATAGCAGAGCTGAATTCAGTAGTTCTGCATTACGATCTATAGCAACTGCAACATCTGCGTTTGCTACAACAAGCAGTAATGTAGTATTCCTAGCCTCTACGTCTACAACCAGTAATGCATCGCTTTCTAGTTCTGTCTCATATGCGGTTACGAATACTACATCTGCAAGAGCAACACTTTCATCTTCTGTTGATAGAAACGCTGCAGTTAATACATCTGCATTTGCATCTGTAACTGTTGGTGCACAACAAGGCAGAACTACAACCGCGTCCGGATTTGCAGAACTTGCAGCAAATGCGCAAAGGCAAAGTGCAACTTTAACATCAGCAAATGCTTCTTTTGCATCTACTGTAACGTTACCAAGATCAACATCTCCGTCCACAACTACAACACTATCAAGCTCTGCAACAATATCAATAGGTGTAAATACATCAGGTTTTGCTACTCAAACATCTGCAATACAGAGATCTGCTTCAACTACAACTAGTGGTTTTGCTACTGCAACTGTAACTCCGATAGGTTCGGCGGCAGTTAATTCATCTGGATTTGCAACTTTAACTGCAAACATCACACTGCTAAAGACTACTAATACTAGTGCGTTTGCTACAGTTCAATCGTCTATATCTCAAGATGTATCATCTGAACTTTTTGCTAATGCTACAGTTGCATCTAACGTAACACGTCCAGTTACTACGACTACTTCTGGATTTGCAACAACAGAAACCATTCGTTCGATAGGTACAAGTAGCTCACTCTCCGGTCAAGCAACTGTATCCGTTAATGTAGAGAGACCGTCTACAGTATTAACTAGTGGTAATGCGTCATTATCTAGTAACTCACTAAGAACTGCACAGTCATTAATTTCTGCTAATGCCACAAGTGTTGTAGCGAATGCAATCATATCTGCAAGGTCATCCCAGTCTGGCTTTGCTACACTAGAATCCTTAGCTACTTTTGCAATATTTCGTGCAGTTGACATGTCTAGTAATGCAACACTTGTTGCTGGAACATCGCCGATAGAGTTATTAAGCACTCTAAGTTCTAGCGCAACAATGAGTGTTATTGCTGGGCAATTATGTGCTTGTCCAGACTGGCAAACTATATATGATCTATCTTGCGGATGGATTAATTCTCAGCAAAGTTGCGTGACTGTACAGCAACTTCCGTTTCCGTTTACGATACCTGTATTTCGTTTATATGATTTAGCTCGTACAAGTTCATCAAAAAAGTTTGCTGCTACACTTACTACAACGTATACGTATTCACTTATAAATACTGTGGCGTATCGTTATCCGTCAACATCTGTATATTTATTTAAAACCGATGGTAGTTTAGTTCCGTCATGGGATTCGTCTGGATCAATGACATCAGCGTTTATCCACAAAAACATTTTGCACACTTGCAATTATCAGATTGGTGTGGCACCTAATGTACAATACGATGTAGAAAACGTAACTGTAAACGCATTTAGCAACGGCAATGTTGTAGCGTCTGGCTGGTCACGAAAAGGGTGTTCGTAATGGCAGTGCGACAAGTTAGAAATAATCAACAACCATTTACGCTCGGTGATCGCAAGTTTCAAGGTATTGATACGTACAACGATCCGTCGCGTATTGATGCTGGATTCTGTCAAAGCTTAAACAATTTATTTATTACTGCTGGTACGGTCCGTCCACGTAATGGCTGGGCTTCTGTTTGGTACAACACTACAGGTTCTCCTGCATATGACTTTGCATTGGCAAATCCAATTAGAGAACTGACTGTTCTACGTGATGCTGGACAAACTAGTAGGTTGTTATTTGCTAGTGGCACTGGACTATATACATATGACACATCTCAGTACAGTAGTTTAGGTACAAGATACACAACTGCAAATCAACCCGTAGTGTTGAATGACAGGACAACTGGTAGTCCATTAAATATTACCAACGCTGACAACGTACGAATGGTTCAGTATGGACGATATGTCTATGGCTGCAGTGGTTCGACTAACCAGCTATTTAGAGTGCGCATGAATGGTAGCGCTGTAGAAGCTGAGACGTTACCTAATTTAAACTACGATCAAATTAAAAACGTAAAGCCTATAGCAACGGCATCGTCGTTACAGGTTATGGCTGGTGCTCAAATAGGAGCTAAAAATACTGCACCTATTTTAACTGCAGGTTTTAGTTCATTACCAAGTGCCGCGTGGGTCAATCAAATCGGTGATCCTAGTTTTGATTTGAATGTTAATACTGGTTTTAACAGATGGAACTACAACGCTACTGATGTTGTAAATATTACGTCTGGAGCAACAAATAAATTTGCAACAGCTGCTAAAAATCCACAGAACTATATATCTACACGAGATGGAGGCACTGGTAAACGATGTGTTAAAGTTGATCAAATTCAAGACTACTTATTTCAAGACATGGATGTCCGTGCAATTAATTTAGTTACAGACAGTGAGCCATTTACATTTAGCGTTTTAACTGGTGCTTTGACTAATGTTGTAACAACAACATCACACGGATTATCTATTGGTCAAAAAATACAATTTCAAGCAACTACAGGCGGAGTATCTACCACAACAATTTACTATGTCAAAACTATTGTTAATACCACTACATTTACAATTACTACAGATAGTACTTTAGTAGCAGCTGCATTTACATTTACTGTAGTTTCATCAAGTACATTTAAAGTTTTACGCAATGCGGGTTTATATGTGTTTACGTGCTACCTTTGGAATGAAGATGATTTAACTAACTTTGTTAGCAATAACACAATTGATATACGCATTAATGCATACAAAACAACTGACGCAACCGCCTTTGCCAGTAATCAATTAATTTCTGGATCTGAGGTTTACTACAACGCTAGACCTTCTGCTGCTAGAAACTCAAGTGACTGGCAAAGATTTGAAGTATTTGTAGATTTTAGAGAATATGCCAACATTATGACTGGCATACAGATTAGACTAAGCACTGCTTTTGATAGAGGTGGAGCAAGTTATGTGTTGATTGAAGACACGTCTTTGTATGCTATTAATAGTGCTCTAGCATTGTCTGACCCGCAAGATGATCCTACTGGATTAGCTAAATTAAAAGGCGTACAAGACAATACTACTTTTGAAGCAACATCTCCTATTGAAACATATGCACGTTATCTAGAAGGGGAATACATAAAAATAGACTTAGGTGCAACATATTCATTTACAGAAACTGAAAGCCTAAGCATTAGAGCATCTTTTTCAGAAGTAATAAATTCATCTATTCCGCCTTTCAGTCTTGGTTTTAGAATTGGAAATAAAACTGAATGGACTGGTCAATGCTCTTACGATAAAGATAAAGGTTATTTGACATTTCAATTGTTTCCAGTTTCACAGGCATATAGAACATCTGTTCGTTATTTGTATTTCAAACTTGACTACGATCTTTCTACATTGCGAAATAATGAATGGTGTATATCGTTTGGAGAAGTTACTAAACAAGGAGCATTAACGCCATCTAGCAAGTACTCGTATGCTTTATCTTTATGGCGCCCTTATACACTCCCTTCATCTCCAACTGCGGCAGCTGGTGTAGTAGCGTGGGCAACTACACCAGAGTTACCCACGGGTGATGGATTTGAAACTACACCTACGCAGTTTAGTGCTGATGTAACAATTACTGCTGCCGTCAATCAAGTTACTCTTAAGTTGTACGCTGGAGATTTACGGAGGATTGGTGGTGGTAACTGTACTTATAAGTATGGACTTCTTTACAGAAAAAATGTTTTAACTGGAGATGATGTTGGCAGGTTAATAGCCATAATTGATTTAGACACAGGTGCCGCGTATGTTGATAGCACTAAATGGAATGGAGCAACATCATCCTTCTCTGACACTGCTACTAACGAGATTACTTTTACTGATCAAGTACAAGACTCTGGATTACTGTTTGATAACGGGATTGGTACACGTGGATATAGATTACGGCGTGGCCGTGATTCATTCCCTACTGGTTGTACATCTATTGCTGTGTTCAACAGTCGATTGTTTGTTTCTGTCAATAACACTATTTATACTAGTTGGTTATTAGATCCAGCAAACGAATACGGCATCTATACAACTAATGTTCCTGACTTTAACGACTCAATGATGAAGACTAAGGGTACAAGTTTTAGTATTTCATCTAGGACTGATGAAGAACAGATAATGGATATGTTGCCAATTGGTGGTGATGGCCTTATACGTGAGAACAGTACATCTGCAGCATTAGCAATTTTACGTGAACGATCTACTTATCTCCTTACGGGAGATAATCCATCAACATTTGCAAGCCAAGGATTTTTGCAGGGTGAAGGAACAGGATTACTAGCCAAACGTGGAGCATGTATTGTCAATGGGCGCATTGTTTACTTGACATCATCAGGCATTATGCAATTGACCGGCATGCAACTTGAAGCTATTGGACTACCATTGGAAGGTGTATTAAATATTCGCAGTCAAGATTATGGCCCATTATCATCTTCGTCGTATATAAATGCTGCAGCTTATGCGCAATCTGAGTTATGTGTACACGACAGACGTATACATGTATTATCTCCAGTTGCTGGTGAAGCATCAGGCTCTACGTGTACGCGAATGTATGTGTACGACACACGTATTGGTGGTTGGGTTAACTGGACAAATCCTACCGCTTATACATCTATGGTGTCTGTTGAGACTGCTGATGACACACAAGAGTTATATGTGGGCAGTAGAAATGGAAAGCTTTTTAGGCTTGAAGGGTTTTCTGATTTAGCATATGGTTCATCAACTAGAGTTAGCACTGGAATCACATGGAGTTTAGTATCTAGGGAGTTTGGCCAATCTGCAGCTGAAGGAAATATGTATTACTCAGCAAATAAACTACATAGCTTTAATATGCACATAAGTAATGACTCCGCTACTATTATTCAAACAAACTGGTCTTTAACTGGCATGAATGGTTATTCAAGCACTGGTACATATTCATGGCCAGCAAGCAAAGAACAAATTACATCACAAAGAAGTATACAGAGAACTGCAGATAGGCAAACATTTACAGTCACTATTAGTGGAACAACTAGCACAGCATGGAAGTTATTTAGTTTTCACGCAACAACCACAGAAGGTAATACACCAAGAGATTAATTATGCCTATTGTTTCCCCACTTACATACCCAACAGATGGAAGATACGGACAGCCAGAGCAGTTATCCGGCAGAGGTAAATCTTCTGCTGCTATACGTGAATCTAACTTACGTGGTTTTGATCCAGTACCATATCAACCAGCATCTAATGCTTTATATTACACATCTGCATCATTTGAAATACCTATTGCTCCATGCGTTATGATATGTGATGCAACATCAGCTAGTATTGTATTGACTCTACCGATGGCATCATCTTGTTATGGTAGATCCGTAGATGTAATTAAAACTGATGTTAGTGTAAACACAATTACATTTGCCGCGACGGGCGCAGACATAGTTACATACAATGCAGCTTGGGTTGGATTAAACGAGCAATGGGAAACATGTCGCGTCTTGGCTATAGTAGATAGTGCTGGTCAAGGACGCTGGGTAATAATGATGGCGAGGTCAGTATAAAATGATAGATCCACTCACAGGTTCGTTAATTATGCAGGGTGTTGGTCAACTTGCTGGCGGATTATTTAAGCCGCGTAGAAGCAAGACCCTTGGAATGCAAGAACAGTATGCTCGATCAAAGATGGGCTACATTCCATACTTTGACAACATGATGAAACAGGGTCAAGCCCAGCAGAATCAGTTTATGCCGTTAGCTCAAAAGTCTGCTGCTATGGGTATTGAAGCTGCGTATAAACCATTAACGCAAACAGATGTGTTTAAAGGCACTGGAGCCGCTAATGCAATACTGCAAAATCAAGGCGATGCACAGATGTCAGCGGCTCAGATGCGTGGCTCACAATCAGGTTTATATGGTCCTGCACAAGCCGGATTAATGCAGGGTACGCAGAATAGTATTAACGCCGCACAGGCTGGAAACATTGCGCAGTTTGGTGCCAACTATGAAGCCAATGCTCCACAGCGATATGCTGCAGCAACCGGTATGGCTAATCAAATGGCTGGTGCTGGAACCAATATGATGCAAGGTGGTATACAAGGGTCAACAAACTTGTATTCACAGGGTATGCAAGATCAAGCAAATATTGGCGCACAGTATCAAACAGCCGATGATGCAGCTAGAGCTGAACATGCACAGTTCACATCATTCTTAACTGGGCTTCCATTTCAAATGGAAAACGCTAATAACATGCGAGCCTTAGCAAAAAAACAAAATCCGTAGGAGACTGTTATGGCATTTAATTCATCCGCACTTACAGCTGGCATTGGCTCGATGATTCAAGGTATTCAATCATCCGCGCAACAAAAATTACAACTTGCTCAAATGGAGCGCCAGAAACGCATTGAAGATGCAAATTTAATTCATCAACGTCAAATGGAGGACCTTGCACGTCGAAGTGGAGCAGAGCAATTAGATGATCAAACAAAAACTAACCCACTTAGGCGTGACGTATTAGGCGCTCAAAGAGATTTAAGTAGGGGAATACTACCAAGTCAAATCAGAAGCGCCGAGCTTGGTGTTATTGGGCAAGACATACAAAATAGAACTGGCTTATTTAATTTAGACGAATTACTTCCACAGCAAAAACAAGGAATGTTTAATGCCAATAAGATTTCAGGCGTACAGGGAAATATTGCTGAAGCAACACAAGGCGCGGATATAACTTTAAGGAAACAAGTACCTGAAGGCAATCAATTTACTGCAACGGCTAAATTGCGAGCTGGTTTTGATGAGCCAATAAAAACAATTCAAAGTGCCCTCGCTGTATTGAACGACAAAAAGATGTCATTAGCAGACAAAAACGCTGCATATCAACGTTATAACGAAGCTAGGCAAACCCTTATGGCTATGCCCGGACAAGTAACATCAGCAGAAGGGTTACCTAGTTTATTTCCAGATGTAAAAGGGATGCGATCCGATTACATGAAAAGGATTGGTGGCAAAGAAGGTGAAACTGATATGGGTGCAGTGATAGGACGTTATGCACCAGAACGCAAAGCACCTACTATTGCTGACACGCTAGATATATACAATGTTGTTCCCGGCCTTATTCAAGGTTTAATGAGCGGTGCGGCGTCAAACCCTAATGATAGTTATATTGATCGTGGAGATTACACAGTAGATATCAAAACGGGACCAAAAGGTACATATAAAACACCGTCGTTTAATTTAAGAAAAATGGCAAGCGGGTTAATAGATGGATTAGGAAATCAAGTTCAAAGGGCTGCTCAACAAGCGCAAATATCAGAACAGGAATTATGGAAAATAGGGTTTGGGTTAATAGATAGTGATTTTAAAAACGGGGTGCCAAATTTTGGCAAACAAGGTGTAAAAGATAGAGTTCTTTCAAAAATGACTATGGGTTTTGTTCAAAATCCAGAAATGCAAAAAGCTCTTATAGCTACTAATGCTGGCTACGAAGAGGTAATGAAAACTAATTTGTCCTCTTACTTAGCTTCAATTAACAAGGGAACTGCTAAGGCACAAATTGATGCGACATTAAAGACATTGCAACTACCAATGGTTAACACATACGTCATGGCAATGACTCAAGCAACTACAAGCTACAATCAAATTTTAGCAGAAATGCGCAAAGCAGGTATGGTTGACCCTCAAAATATGACTATGGAATCACTTCTTAGTTCTGTTAAATCTGATAATGATACTGTTAGACGAGATGCTGTAACTAGATTAATGGCGGATAGGGATAGGATTGCGGCAGTTATAAAAAAAGCAAACGAAACATTTATTGGAAAAAATGTTAACAATGACCCGAACTTTGAAGCTCCAGACCCGGCGTACAGAGCTTCAGAGGCTATTACTGCGCTATTACAAAGTGGATTCTCAGGGCAAACGCTACCTGCAACTACTTCCCCTCCGGGCGCTGCGCCTCCAGCTAGTTCTGGTGGTTTAGGAGTTGCTCCTGGAGTACAAATTGCACCGGGTCTTTTTCCACCAGGTCCATAGTAAAATACTAAAGAGGTAACGTATGCCAGATCAACGCGACAAATCCAGATCCGATGCTTATTGGAAAAAAAGATATACCGAAGCAGGTGTTGTTCCAAGTCCTCAAGGTGTGACCGTAACACGGCCTACTAATAGGCTAGGATTTGAAAATACTTATCCAAAAAGTCAAATTAATGAGTTTGTACGTACTCAATATAATCCGTTAGCTGATGCTATACGAGCAGGTAATCCAGCTGTAGTTTCATCCGCCACTCTTGACTTTGCTAATAATGCATATCGCGAAGGCCTTATTGATGAGTCTCAACGCAATTACATAAAGTCAAGTATTGCGAATATGCGTCAGCAGATGTCGCGTACTCCTGTTGCTTCAGCAGATGGACAGCAAATTCCATTTGGGCGGCTTGGTAGAGTTCAAGGACCATCTGGAACATTTGGTGCAGTCAACGATCAGTTAATGCATTCTGATCTAATTCAATACAATGCAGATGGTTCTTTTAGTTATAATCCAGCAGGTACTGCAGCAGATATTAACTCGACAACTGGTGCTAATGCTAGACGTCAACAAGACATTATGGCTGGCGCTACACCAAAAAGTGTTGGTGCTGAAACATGGTCTACATTAGGCGCACAAGCAGTTGGCACTGCAGCTGCTTTGCCATATGGTCTAGCGTTAAACTTTCCCGGTTTTAATCCACAAGCTAACGATGAAACATTTGGTGGCAGGGTCGTGTCTTCTGCTCAAGGTACGTTGGCTGGATTTGCAGCTAAACCACTAGACATGATGTCTGGTATTACTCAGGGTACGTCTTATCTTGGCGCAAGATTAGCAGGGCGTTCTCCAGAAGATGCAAATCAAATAGCATCAAGTATAAAAGAACAAACTCCTTATTACAATACAAGTGATCAAATGCTTGCACCGGGCATGGAAAACCAACAATTTCAATTAGGCTCTGCTGTAGGTGGTGAGCTTTTTACTGCAGTACCAGCACTGTACAGTAGCCTTGGATTACTTAATGCATCAGGAGCACTTGGTGCTCGGATGCTTGCCAGTGCTGGCACTAAAGCTTCTAACGTTGGTAGATATATTGGCATTGGGTCAGCTGTTGTAGCCCCTACTGCTGTTGCTGGTTTTAGAGACCAGTTAACTGGTGGGAAACCCGGTGTTAGGGAAGACCTTGTAGCGGGCGCAGAATCCATCATGGATCCTATTAGGTCTACTATGCAACGAGGTATTACGGAATCTGGTGCAATTGGTCAAGCAAACTTTGACCCTCAAGGTAAAACTCAAGCAGCGTTACAACAAGCTGGCATTCTAGCAATGGCAAGTGGTGGTTCATTACAGATGTGGAAAGACGTAAAAAATCAATCCTCTATTGGCATTCAAGCAATGCGAGAAAGCATTAAGACAAACCGCAATCCATTTACGGCACTTGGAACAGGCATTTCAGCTTCTATTGAAGGAGAGATTGGTAAGGCTGCAGCCGCTGATCTTGGCTTTGCTTTGACTCAGCCATTAAGTGACATTGGGCGTATGGTATACGCCAACACACGTATTGATAAATCCGTGCCAATAGACACTCCAACTGCTGGTGATGTATTTAAGTCCATGATGCTTGGCCTTGTTGCGTCACGTCCGGGTAAAAGTGCCCAATTCATTTTCCGTGGTAATCCTCTACAGAGCCTTGAACCTAAGACTATGGCATTGGCTCATGCTACTGATATTGTTCGTAAAGGTGGACCAGAATTACAAGCACTAGTAAAGCATTACAACGAAAAATATAACGACTTCATTGAACCAAATGACGTCGATATTAGACGTCTTGCAACAGTAATGGCTAATGATAACGTAGCAAACTTACAAAGGTTAGCTAAATTTCAAGAGATTGAAGACGGTGCTCCAGTCACTAAAACAGCTGCGGAATATATTGATGCATACATAAATAATCCTGACGCATTCCCAGAATCACTACGTACTAAATATGAGACATTACTTACGAGCATGCGTCCAAACAAGGCCAAGATAGACCTTGATGATGGCAACCCATTAAATACAATTGAGCTGGCTGATGAGTATAAGACTGATCTAGTTACTAGGCGTAGGCGAATTAAGGAATATACCGATGCGCTATTGCCAGTTTATACAGAGCAGATGAAAAACTTAGGTCAAAAGCCAGCAGAAATTAGTGACAAGGTTCGTTATTACGGCATTGATACTAAAGATGGACGCATGCTTTTATTTGACAGGGATTTTAGGAATGCAACATTAGTTCCAAAACATGAAGCTGAAGACATTGCAATGCTTCAACCAAAGTATTCCCCAATTGAAAACGTTTATACACCAGAAGAAAAATCTGACCGCCAACCTTTATATGAAGCCCTTGATAATATTCGAGGCAAGGTGTTTCGCATAGGTTCGCAAGACGGAGTTGTTACACATTTTGACGCACTGGGTGTGTTCGTTAAAGTCGAGGGTGGTGAAAGTAAATTTTTAAGCCGTAGGGAGATAGAGCAACTATTAGAAACATCTACTTCTGATGGTTTAACGGAAGAACAAATTGATAATTTAACTCAACTACAAGAGTTAACAAACATTATTCATAGAACACAAAGTCTTGTTGAACCAACAAGACAATCTCTTTATGGTGAGCAATTTAAAGATAGTAGATTTAAAACACCTTTATTAAATACTGGGCGATCGTTACGTGTAAAGCCAGATGCAAATTTAGTAGATACATTTAGAGGTACTGATATATTCCAGTCCAGCGATGGATCTTATGCAATTTTTACTAAAGGTGAAATCCCTTCTACGCTTTCACCAGAATTTAAAAATCCCGGCGAAAGACAAATTGATCCAACTAATTCAGTGTGGACAGTAAGTAAAGATACTGCTAGTGGACCTATAGATGTTGACCTTGTGTTATCTGGGCGCCAACAAGAAGCTATTGCTGCGTTACCACTAGGCAGTACTGCTGAAAAAGGTATTGAGAAAGCCTACGATTATGCAGACCCATTTACTCATGACCTTGGAGATATTGTTTCTGTTACACAAAAAGATGGCACTGAAGTTAAATATGTTCTTGTTGAAAAGTTTGATGACTCCGCAATAGGTGTACGAATAGATGCACCTGAGTCAACTCCTGCAATTATTTTTGAAAGTCCTGCATTAAAAGTAGAAAAGATTGACAGGGGATTTTTGCAGACTAAATTTGATTCGGCTAGTCGTGTAGTTGGCGCGGATTTGACATCTATTCGCCCAGAAAATAATGAGATTACGACAATCTTGCAGCATGCAATGTACTTGTCTAGTCGTGATGAATCTGCTGATGGTCCAGCTATTGTTTACGATGAAATTACTAATGCCTTACCTGAAGAGTTATCCGGCGTTATTCATAGTGTTCTAACAAGAGATGCAGAGACATTAGGCGTTGAACGTAATGTAGCAGCTTCATTGCGTGAGTGGTTATTAAAAAATAGAGAACAAGCTGCTGATTTAGAATCGTATATTCAAGGAGCAATGGCAACTGAGATTACACTAAGTGCTCGTGACATTAGTGTGCAGAAATTAGCAAGACTACAACGCATTCTTGACAATGGAGAATTAAATAGTCTTATTGATCAATTGGTTGGAGTATATGATTCTGACGCAGAAACATCTGCTGACGTCATGTACTCTTCTAGCCCTAGAAGAGTAGGAACAGCAAGAGGAGAGTTTCTGACTCTTTTAGGTGTAGCAAACAAAATAAACAGACTACTAATGCGCGACAAGCATATTAGTGATGCAACTATTGAGCGTGTAGTAAACAAGGACCTTGGTAAAGATACACGCTTTGAAGGTAAGTTAGATATTGCATTACAAACAATTAAGAAGTTAGCAAAGTTATCTAGCCAAATAAACCCTATTGCTTTAGGAGTAGTTCTAAATAAAGGTTCGTTATGGCAGATGGAACAATTAGCCTTGTTACCACAAGACATACAGGTTCTGTCTGCATTAGTTCCATATGAAGATATGCCGTCTGTTTATACGGATTCATTTGGAGAATGGTTTGCGTCAAAAGAAAAATACATTGCAGCTGTTACACGCGCAAAAGATTTATATTCTAATGCTGTAGCTAATGGCCCTGATGCCATTGCAAATTTAAAACGTGCGATGTATGACGCTCGCCTTGGATTCTTTTATGAGATGGCGGCACGAGCACCAGAAATTGCATCAAGAGTAGACATGGATGTAGATGGTGGACGATCATTAGACACTATTAGTTCTAACCGTCAACGGTCTGCTGATGCAGTAAATGATGTTATTAAACGATTAGCCACTGAGAAGTTAGCTATTATTGCTAAGCAACTTCGAGATAATGAAACAGCACCAGATATGGCTGTTCCTGTTCCAATGAATGAGTTAGTTGCTGTAACTAAAATTGCGGATAAAGATGGCTCTATTGATTTTTCAATCATGACAGACACTCAAGCTTTAGATGCAATTGTCGGATCAGAAGCAGGTGTTGATGCATTAATTTCAATTGGTCGTAGATTAGCCAATGAACTTGATAAAGAAGACACTATGACTGGTGTTTCTGTTTATAGTGAGGAAGGTTTTAATGTAGGTTTAGGCACACTGCAAGAAGCAAAAGCACAACAAGAAAACAAATCTTTACTAGCAGCTGTAATTAGAAATTGGAACAATTTAACTCCTGAAGCTAAATCTGCAATTGGCTATATCAACATGCCATTAATCCAGTTGAGTGAGTTAATTAAAGCTATTGATAACGCTAACGATGATGCATTACGTGAGTCATTAATCTTTGGAATTATGAATGCTGTTGGTACAGATGGTGCATCTAACACAGGATTTGAATTAAGTAAATTATTTAAAAGTCTGGACTCTGCAACAAAGTTTAGTAATTTTGCTGCAGATGTAATGGCCAAGAAAAATATAGCTGATTCTAGTGGCGGAGAAAGCGCAGAGACTAGACGCCGAACTTCTATACGTGGCGCAATGGATCTTTTACTAAAGTTACGATCTGAAATAGTTAACCCTGACGGAACTAGCATATTGGAAACTGCTGCTCTTTATTACAAATCCGCAGGAATAAAACCATCGGATTTATACTCGTTTATGTCTATGGTTTCACAAGAAGTTACTACATCTATGTTAGATGTTATTTCTAAAAACAAAGACACCAATCGAATGGAAGTCATTGGAGTTATTAGTAGTCAAGCAGCTGAAATGGGACAGGTTGTTAGAGTTGCTGGATCTGTAGAAGGTGATCAATCAACTAAACAAGCGGTATTAGAATTGCTTCATACAGTTACAACTGATGGGCTTCAATATTTAGGTGTTACGTTTGACCCAAGAACACGTGTTCTTATAAGTGATGCCGTTCATCGAGTTATTAGTCAAGGAAAATTAAATACTGCAGGATTGAACTCGGTTGAACAAGCACGTGCAATGATGGAAGAAGCTCGTACCTTGTCTGCACAGATAGCCGATTTCGTACTAGGTGATAAGTCATTAGCCGAGCAACCAAATGCTGCGTATACGCCAGCTGCTGAGTCCACAGCAGAAAAGGTAGTTAATGCAATTGATGGCAACACATTCCATCAACGGTCTGGATCTAACAAAGATGCTGCAGCATATTTGCTTCTTGCTGGTAACAGGGCTGGACTTGAAAAGATTATTTTAGCAACGTTATTTGATGCTGCAAGTAAGGATCAAATTCAGTTTGCTTCAATTGATGAAGCAATTGTTTCAGTAACTCTTGGTCCAGAGTTTGCTCGCAAATATTTTGCACGTGTTAAACAAGCACGATTTGTTAATGACAAAATTATTTTTGGCACAAGTGGAATTTTAAGAGCCGCAGTATTGCCGGGTGGTGCCGAAACTTACACTTTGCCTGACGCAACAAAACATGATTTGATTGAAGGCCAAGCGCTTTTAAATCACTTTATGCAAAAAGCGTATCAGTTACTATCACCACGTGACAAAGGTAGATTTACTGAGGCCGTAACTTCATACATTGCTAAGAAACGAGCTGAGTCTAACTCACAAGAATTTGAATTTGAAATCAAAGACTTGATGACTATAGCTGAAGGTTTTAATGGAACAAAAAACCAAATGTTTAAGGCATCAAATGATGCAAGTACATTAACGTATGGTTTACCAATCAATAAAACATTTACTACTGCGTATAAGATTAAATCTTTAATTTCATCAATCCGTGGTTCTGCCTCAGAGACTCCGTTAAATAAAGACACTGATTACAGTGTAATGACTCAGTTTAGTAACATTGGAACTCGGCGTAGTTTTGTTGAAGCGTTTGACAATGTATCGATTTACGAACGAATTGATACTGCTGATTTAACTGAATCTGACGCTGATCAATTAGCTGCGTTTTATGGAATTGCAGCTAAAGATGAATCTTATAGTCCAAAACAAGCAACAGAGTTTAATGAATTAGCTAAGTATTATCGAGCAGCTAAAAACTCAGCTGTAATTAAATCTGGAGATAAGAATGTAACACGTGTGTCGAATCGATTTTCTGATGCTAGAGCAGTAGCGGCTAACCTTGCAAAGGTATATGACACTTATGCAAATAGAATGAGTACTCGTAAGATTACATCTGACATTGACAATAACTTTGACTTAGATCAATACAAAGCGTTAGTTGCGTTTCTTGGGCTTGATCAAGAGGCATATAACGCAATTATTGCACCAGAAGCAGTATCAAGTGTTGGTCAACTTTTAAATAAAGACGGAACAATTCTTTCTAAAGACCAGCAGAAAATGCTTATTTCGTTACGTGCTGCTCAATTAAAACAAGACTTTTATAATCAAAACCATAAGTTGTTTTTTGCTCACGAGGCAGAGATTGCAAAACTTGGTTATGATCGATCTGAAATAGCAGGACAAGATACTGAAGCAAGTATTACAAGAATTAAACAAGGTGAGGCATACTCGTCTATTTTGTTTATGGCATCAACTACTAAAAACTTTGACAAAACATCTCTTGCAATGGCGCACGAAGTATCACATCAGTTATTTTATTCGTTACCAGACAAGAGTCAACTTGACTGGATTAACGCAATCACACGACCGTTAAACACAAATGCCAGTGATGACAAAATTAATCCTGAGACTAAATTGTTTTATGATTATATGAAAGAACAAAACTCACGTTACAACAATCTTAGTGCATCTAATAAACGAACATTTCGTTTGCAATCAATACAAGAATTTGCTGCAACTAAAGGTGGGTTTACAGATCAACAAGTTAGAACAGCAAAACTTATTTGGGGAGAATCATCTGCTACTAGTTTAGTTAACTTTATTTTGACCAATGGTGTAATTGCAGACGTTACAAATCCAAAGGTATATGTTGGCGAAGACATTACTAGTGCAATGATTAATTTGCAAGCAGTACTTAGGCCAATGGCTGAACGGCTTACATCAACACATGGGGCATATTTAACAGTTGACGGAAAACCTACTAACGTTTTCTATTACAAACCGGGTTCAGTCGTTTATCAGTCACAATCTAAACAAGGTATTAATCGTGCATTTTACGCAATGAAACACGGATCTATTGTTTCATTTGTAAACAACAAGGCTAAAAAAACAAGTAGTGCTGTAAAAGTCATTGATGTTCACGATGTCATTATGTCCAGTAAGTCTGGTAATAAGATTAACGTTAATGAAGCGTTGACATCGTTAAAAGAATTTATACCTTCCGACGTTGCAGTAGAACTTCTTGACAAAATTAAGGCATTGCAAGAAAAAGGAATTATCTATGGTGATGATTACTATTTAAGTGTCCACGGAGCCGATGGTTACACCAAGCAAGACGATGGGACTACATCACCTGAAGGTTATAACGTAGTCGGTAAAGTTGTTGGCATGGCACGGGAAAAAGTAACTGTTACAGAAGCAATATATGGATTAGGTTCATTTACTAATAAAGGTAAGTCATGGATGACAGTGACTAAAGGTCCGGGCGTTTCTGCTAATTCTCCGTGGTACACGCTTAAAACATATATGCATAATCAGCGTGGTGCTAAATTTGTACAAAACGGTACAAAAGGTGATTACGGATATGTAGTTGAAAGCTCTGGTACATTACGGCTTAATGCAGTTAGACGTAAGGATAATGCAGTTGATTTAGCTGAAAACGGATTTAATCGCAAGACATCTTTAAAGTATGTTGTTGGTCATGATTTGATTGCTGAACAAGAAGGCCTGTACATGGTTGGCACTTCTGATTCTGCAAGCCCACAGTTTATGAGTGTTCTTTATCAGATGTTGAGCCAGATTGATAAAAGAATAATTGATATTGCTGGGCAGAGAACATACGACTACGAAACACGTATGAATGCAGCTCTTGCAGATGGCATGCGTAGTGGAAGTTTTGATAAGTGGGATCAAGTTGTTTCTATTCCATTAGCGCTTGCATCAGAGAAGAATATTAAAAATATAATCTCTGGCACACCACCCGCAGAATTAGCTGCCGTTAGAAACACTGGCACACATCCGTACGTCAGAAATCAAGCACACGCTAAAAACGTATTAAAATGGGCTAACACTTTACCTGCAGAACAACGGTCTGTAGTGATTCCATTAATAAAGCAAATCGTAGAGCAACACAGTTATTTAGTTGCTACTAAATTAGGTGGCAGTGAGGGAAGTGTTGGAGATAGGCTTTTAGGAGTTTTTAACAAAAGCACAGACTGGTATTCATTTTTACCATTTGCAACTAAAGACATATCTGATCGAGGTATTACTCGTGCTATTGCATCTTTGTTTGAACAATCATTTACTTCATTTGAAGATGCTCAATTGTTTGTATCAGAGATGACAAAGGCTAGGCTTTATTTATCTGAAGATCCTACTGGTACAAATTTGACGTCATATTTTGCACGTGGTACAGACGGTGCACCAACGCGTTCATTTGTTGTGGAAATTGATGGCGTTAAAGTAGATGTTTCTACATTTATCGATCAAGCATTTGGGTTAAATACACCTGATGAGTCAGTAAATCTTGGTGTACAAAAGTTTTTAGGCACTTGGGCGGGCGTAGCATTTGATGGATGGTTTAAAGAAAATCAATCTGTCCTTACTAATAACGCAGTAAATATTGAAACTAGGCTAAAGCAGCTCTATGAGTTGTATAAAGACCCGTCTCCACTTGGTGAGCGAAATGCTGCCCTGAATGAACTTGCAAGGCAAAATGATAAACCACAACCAAACGAATTAACCATTTATGATTTAGTTGGATTATCTAAAGATTATATTGCCGGTAATAAACGCAAAGTGGACCTTGATGGTTTATTGCGAATGGCTGCAGGTTTTGCTGCAACTCCAGATCAATTTTTACAAGTGCTTGGCGGAATGAAAAATGGAATAGACTTCAGGCAAACGTTTAGCCCAGAAAGTGCATTGTCTGTAGTTCCTCATGCGGTGCTTGATCACATTCTAAATAAAACATTTACGGATGATGTAAGTCGTATTAAGTTTATGAATCTTGTTGCTGGTCGTATACCTGAAGGGTCAACTAGGTATGACGTCATACGAGCACGAAACTTATTTAATGTAGTAGAGCATTTAGTTAAGACCGATGCCAAAATTAGGAATGCGGCATTACGTAACTGGAAAAGTTATGACATTGTTGAGACTATGCCAGAACAAGGTCAAGTCATTTTGCGGTCTCCAGATAGGGATATTGCTGCTGATACTAGAGGTGCAAGTAAGTCGGGTGCGTTGTATCGCGTTAATTTAAATGATGGACAAACAACTCTTGTTGCTAAGTCATTAAAATTTAATAGTGCAACCGGTAAGTATGTTGAACATTATCAAGACATTCAAGATGTAGATTCGTTCTTAAAATATAACTGGTCAGACAGAGTTGGCAACAAAGGAAAAGAAGATCCATTTGCATTCAAAGCTGCTGACAACAGTCCTGTATTTACATCACAAGATGTATTTGGCACAAGTGACGTACAACGTGTGTATGAGCACTTGAGCGCTATTGCTGGTACAGATAATGTAGCAAGTGCTTACACTGCTGACGAACCATTGTATTTCATGTTGCCTTATGACTTTATTGGACAAGACACAGCAAATACTAATGTGATTGATCAGGTTGACGGTGAAACTACTCGTGATAATGCTGGCATGCACATCATGAAAGCTAAGTACAACAAAACAAATAAGTCGTGGACGTTTCAACAGACACAGCCAAACTGGAGCACGTCTGATAACTATAGGTCTCAGTTGCCATCTGGCTTATTAAGGATGATTACAGATGGATTTAGCATGGATGGTTCAATACCGTTATCTCCAGAACAACGGTCAGCCCTTATATCAAACTCAATGTTGCATGAGGAATATCACATTGCTAAGTTATTACTTGCAAAAGATAGGGCGTCTGGAGATAGTCAATACACAAAAGTAAATCAAATTGGGCACAAGGTCCTATTTCCGTCAGGTTCGTCTTACATGCAAGATGCTAGTACTGGAACATGGTATTCAAGTAGTCCTACGTTTGATTCTGGTAAATCAGACAATGTACCTACACAGGAAGAAGAAGTTATTCCTTATCTTAACGACACTGCGGATCCAGAAATAGATATTAAGTATGATGCCGTAAATGACTTTGCGCGTGTTCAACGAGATGCAAATCAACGGCCACAAACTGTGACATTCTACAGAGACCCTAAAACAAGTAATGGAATGATGGTGTCTGGTGATAGGCTCAACCCGGTTTTACATATCTCTTCAGATATATGGGCAAATTCGGTTGATGCCCCATTAAAGGGTACGCAGTTTGAGGCCAAGGTTCCAGACGGTAAAGCACTTACATTTGACGGTGATGTTATTGACACAGTTTATTCAAGCAGCCCTAAATTTAATGATGCTGCATACAACATTCACAAATGGTTGCTTTTGCCATATAAAGCGTTATCTATTGCTGGAACCCTTGCTATGGACATTTCATCCGTTGGCATACAGTTAGCCACTCAAGTTCGTAATCCTTTAGTATTGGCTAAGGCAATGTTGTATACAGTGCCTGAAGCTTTTATGTTTACAACTAAAGATATTGGGTTTGTTATAGGAGATACGATTCACGCAATCAGGCAAAAAAAAGCTCGTGAAGGTAGAGGCTTTTGGGCTGGTGGTGCATTTAATGCGGATGTTAAATATTACAATTGGATTATGAATTCAGTTGTTGACAGATTTAATAAATACAACAACAACGGCCCTGCTATTTCTTTATCAGAATTAATTGATGATTACTACATGCCGTCTGCGTATAGTGACTGGTATAAGAAACATAAAGCTAATGCAATTGCTGACCCGTCAAAATACAAAGACATCATTGATACACCATTTGAGACTAATCTTGAAAACAGTTTAATAGGTCAAATACCGGGCAAACTTATACCAGCATGGAATAAATTTGACATGTCTCGTACCTTAGTAATGGATTTGTGTATGTTACAGAACTCATTACGGGCAGTTAGAGATGCACGTGCTAATGTGGATTTGAAACCTTATGAAATTGAGCAAGGTATTAGTGCAGCAATTATGAATTATGGTAGAGAAATGGCTATGGGGTCGCATTCTCAAAGTAAAATTCAAATGCCAGCAACTAAATTTTTAGATAATGTAGTTAATTACTTTATGACTGCACCGGGATACAACAGGCACTTTGCTCAATACTGGGGTTTTAATAATTGGACATTACCTGCACGAAAAGCCATTAACGAGATTGCATTAGTAAATACAGTTAACGCACCTAAATGGTTTAGAGGTGAAGTATTTGATATTAAAAGTGATTTAGATTATCAACAATATGCTGGCAGATCAGGTTGGGCTAGTACACGAAAAAAAGGTGAACAGACAACATCTATTAGTATATGGGCAGGTATGGGACTACTGAACGCTGCTATAGGTTGGGTGAATCATATGAATAACTCACCGCAAGAAGAAAAAGATTCAACTGACTGGCTTAATATTTCAAGTAAACGATTTGGATACCAAAGACTTAATGATAACTGGATTTTTGCATTACCATTACTAAAAAAGTTTGGGAGTATGGCAAAACCATTTCAAGCATTTGAAAGTAAAGAGAACTATGGCCCTAAAGAAAAAATACAGGCATTTGTTGATGCTTATGCAAAGATGATGTTTAAGAATAGAATTCATAATGGCGGCCAGTTAATTATGAGTGCGTTTACGGGCAAAACATTTAATGGGTCTCCAGCATTTGATAGAAATGCTGGTATGAAAATGGCAGTACAGAATGATGTACGCGCACCATTTTATTTTCATCCAGCTGGATATTTAAATCCTAATCAAAGTAATCTTTTCATGGATACGTTTACTCTTGCTCACACAAATTCATATTATGATGATCTTTTAAAAATGGGATTATATTCTCAAGAAGCTAAAAAGATGATTACTCAACAAGAACTAAATGAAGGATTGACGATGCCTGAGCGAGTCACTGTAAGTAAAGCAGCAGCCAGAGAACTATATATAAAGGGTTTAATACCTAAATTATTTGGCCTTGATGTTATGTATGAACCAATAGAATACGAAAAATTTAACAAAGAGCCACAAAAGTTTGGAAGTTCAAGTCCATCTTTAGGACGCCTTACATACATGTTGCGCGAATGGTACAAATATCCAAATTTGTTTCAGACGTTGCGTCAAGATCCATCTTCTGTACTATATGGATATGAAACTAGCCGTGACGATTTTGGTGCGCAATCAATTGGACTTCCAAGCTCTGAAGCAGAAAAGCGTTCTAAAATAGTCATCAATAGACTCCCATTACCTAACGTGGAAAGAGCAGTAGCTGACTGGTATGGTAGGTAATGAATCTATTACAACTTGCAAACGACTTTGTTGATATTGCTAAAGAATACGTTGGAACTACAGAGCAACCAGTTGGTAGTAATCGTGGAACACTTATTGATAAATGGAATAAGCTATCTAATGTTGCAGTTGGTAGTTTTTGGTGTTGCTCATTTGTGTCTGCTATGGCACGAGAGCTGGCTGAAAAACATGACTTTGTGTGGCCATTCCCATACACTGCAGATTGTGATGTTGTTTATGCAATAGCCAAAAAGAAAAATGCTATTGTTCACATTCCTGAACCCGGTGATTTATTTGTATGTCACAAAGGCAACGATGCGTATCACATTGGGATAGTTGAGGATGTTGATAAGGTCTACGTTGCATCTAGCATTGAAGGAAACAGTAATAACGACGGTAGTCGTAATGGCATTACTGTTGCACGTAGAAATGACCTAGTGGATGGACGATCAATTAATAATGTGTCTTACATTAGGTGGACATCATTAGTTACATTAGATGATGATTGGAAACTTGTTGTTAGTGCAAAAGAAATTGAATGCATTAACCATAACAATCGCGTTTACGCTCCATTGCGTATGTCGTTAGGATTGTTTTTTACAGCACATGATGTGTTGGTTAATTTAAAAGCAACATCAGAAGGAGCTGCTTGGGGAACTGAAATGATCCCTGCTCAGCTAATAACACGAGATGGAAGTCGTTATATTAGTGTCAGGGATCTTTCAACTTGGTTAGGTAAAACCATGATAGTCAATTCAATTAAGAAAACTGTCTCAATGCTAAAGTCCTAACACATCGTAATCAAGAAACTTGGCGTACTGTGACTTCCATTGAAGTAACGATACGCCAGTTTTTCCATTTCTATTCTTAGCTGTTATGACTTCTGCCTTATCATCGCTTTCAATATCATCTACAGTTTTCTGCTCATAGTAGCCAGCCCTGTAGATGAATTGGATGACGTCAGCATCAGACTCAATATCGCCAGACTCACGTAGGTCAGACATCATTGGACGCTTGTCCTGTCGCTGCTCTACTGCCCTAGATAGACTCGATAATGCTAACACTGGGCATTGATACTCTCTGGCAATATCTTTGAGACCTCGACTGATCACGCCTATGTCTCGCGTCCTATTCTCAGACTTATAAGACGATGGCATAGCTATCATCTGTAAGTAATCAACAACCACCAAGCCAACATGAAAAGATTTTTGCGTGTCTCGCACTGCGTCTCGGATACTTCCAAGGGTGATAGATTTATCTGCGACAATTCTAACATGAAGTGTTTTAGCCTCCTGAGCTACAACCTGTAATCTATCTTTTTGATAGTTACTTAAACGCTTGGTCTGTATGACCTGACTATCCACTTCACTGTAGATTGACAACATTCGTGCGGTGACCATGTCCTTAGACATCTCTGCACTGATAATTAATACTCCAGACCTGTCAATATCACTACGCAAAAAACGAGCAGCGTTCCATGCATATTGAAGGCCTAGACTTGACTTACCCATTGATGGTCTACCACCAAGGATAATCAACTCACCCTTTCTCCATCCGCCAGTAATAGAATCGATCTCTTCATACCCTGACCCAACTGAATAATCAACCTTATCCTCTAGTCTGCCAATTGCATCAGCGGCTGTTGACAAAATAAGTTGAGAAAAATCTTCCGTACTGTTTCCGGAAGTGGTGAATGAAACAGATTTATTTAAATCACTTATGATCTTGTCGATGTCAGAGTCGCAATCAGATGCCTTTTTACTTGCTAACTCAGATGAAAAGATAATCTCTCTGCGCCTATGATAATCGATCACGAGCTTGACGTAACTTTCATAGTTAGAGGTTGACGGTAGTAACTCAGCGCACTGCATGATGTATCCAAGCCCACCACAAGCCTCTAACGCATTACGCCTTGTCAACTCCTCGTTCACGGTCACGATATCAATGTCTTGACCAGATGCATCAATAGCTGTATACGCTTCCCATATGAGGCTATGTGAAACCCTGTAGAACATCCCTTTGTCAATGTGCGACAGGCTCTTGAATAAACTCTTTCCTCCAAGGAGAACAGACGCTATAAGTGATTGCTCACTCATAACGTCCGATGGAATTTCTATGTTAAAGCCAAGGCTCTTATTTTGAGCGTTCATCTATATACTCCATTAATCGGATTAACAAAACATCATTTAGTACCTCTTGCAACTGCTGTCCTTTGACTGGTGGTTCCATTCTCCACGCTTTTAACCCACCTGTCTTTGCTGTAACTAACTGAATAGTTGGGTGTAACTTAAAAGATGGAGTACCAAGGCGTATTGCTTCTCCGATATCGTTAATTACAGACTGTGGTAAATATTCTCCATACTTTGTGATCGCTATAGATAGCAGTACCTCAGATGGTGTTGGACGAAATTTAGCACGTGTAAGTATTCGCTTAGCTCCGTCCCTAATGTCTTCATCAGTCAGCCCAGCAATGGCCACACGATAAACAGTTTCACTTGTCTCATTCCATGTAATTGAACTTGGTAACTGTGATAGCACAGCCATTAATTTATCTGTCGTTGTCATCAAACCACGCCTCTACTTTCTTCTTTATGTTTTCGGAAAATTCCACTGGCTTAGCATGTGTTTCCCAGTGCTTCCACAGGGAACGAACCGTAACCATCTCCTTGTTTGGCCACTTCTTCAAGAGAACAGATGTTCTACACATAACATCTTCTTCTGTTACTCCTGCTTTATGCATTTGCCAAATGATAAGTCGTACATCTTTCCATTCTCTGTCAGTAATTGGACTCTCAAAAGCAATTCCCCATCTCACTTGCTTAAAAGCTGAATACAATCCATATGCTGGATCATCTTCCTTTGCTATCTCCTTTTTCTCTTGCTTGACTGATGTAACCTTGACTTCTGGGTCATGATCAATTGAATCAGGGAACAACTTGTATCCATTACTCGTTGTTCTCCCGTTAGGAGAAGTTCTTCCATTGACCTCAAGCAACCTCTTGCCATTGATCTTCATGCTTGTTAGGTAATGCAGTGCTGTGCGAACTGTTGCTTCTGATAATCCAGTGCATTCGGTAAGTCGCTTTATACTAGGCCAGCAATACCCTTCATTGTCTACGTGCATAACAATCGCCATGAATACAACAAACCCAGATGGTGTAAAGTTTGTTATGTGATCAACAAGTAACCTATCTATCTGTACAAAGCCAGACGCTTTCTCGCCGGACAAGCCAAACGACTTCCCGTTGAATACTGTAATCATTTCTTTTCCTAGTTGTTATACGGACATTCAGAGCAGTATCTCTGTATCTTGTTATCTTCTTCTGATAGCTTTGTTAAACCAGCTTCATATACATCTGCCAACGGCAGTGGTGTGGAGCTGATAATCTCTAGCGCCTTATTGACATCATCGACTGTCCACCCAGCAGGAATCTCTATTGACTTGATTGGTTTCTTTTCTTCTTCTTCTTTCTCACCTTTAAGTTCTCGTTCAAATTCAACAGCAGATAGTCTACGGGACTTAGCTGACTCTAGTAGTTGTCGTTGGTGTTGCGTTCCCACATGCGCGACCAGTCTGTGATGAGTCCAGCTAATACCTGCAACGCGGTTATTAATAGGAACATTGCTAGAAACCCAACTCCAGTTAGCAAGACTCTGATAAGCGCAGCCAGTAGCATCCATAGCTTGTGCATATTTTTCTCCATATCTTTGTTGACCATAATTTAATGCATCGCCAAGCGCAAACTGAAATGCATCTGTTAATTGCTGTAATGTTGCCATTAGTTGCAACCATTGGTGCTCGTCGATGTCGTTGTTAAATATGATTCCTACATCAGTAACACTGATCGCGTCAGGAAGGCTTCCTATGTAGACTAATTCATCACTCATGTTGTTTCTTTCGTTGATACAAATGGGGGCCACGAATTTAAAAGTCCGTGGCCCCCATTTGGTTGTTGTTGACCTCGTATTAATATTGGTTACGAGGCACTGTAATCTTACTCCTCGGTATCACTTGCTGTCAATGTTTTGATCGTAACATTTTCCGTAGATCCAGAAATGCAGAATAGATCTGGGTACTGATCGACAAGCGTCAATTGAACCTCTTTAGATATTTTGCTTTTAAGAATCTTGTGCTCGGTTTTAACCGCGTCAAGTGGAACAACCATAACTGCTTGTCCTTCATCTAAGATAGTAAATGATGGCGCAACAGTGCGAAATGCAACTTGACCCCATGGGCACTTCCATGTCTTGGCTTTACCAACTAACTGACTCTCTGCAAAGTCAGCTATTTGATCGCCATATCTATTCTTAAGCCATTGAACTTTACGCTCTTTGTCTTTGACTATTGACTTGTATCTATCTACAACAGACTGCATTGCAAGTTGCTCTGCCTTTAGTTCTGTCTCGTATTTTAGTAAACGCTGTAAAGCTAAAAGAACGTCCTCTTCTGTTTTAAGTTCATCGCCTAGCCAACCATCAACTGGACCGGCATATTCGCCGGTCTCAATCTCGTAGTAACTATCACCGATGATGTCAAATTTACTTAAGTCCAATTTATTCCTCCTCTGTCAAGAACACCGACTCTGCTTCTTCCGGTGTATTGAATCCTTGCAACACTTCTATTACTAGGCGTAAGTTTTCGTCACTTGTCTCTATATTCCCAGCTAATCTAGTAAATACACGCTTCATGTCTGATGATGTAATGTCTGCACCCCATATACGCTTACATTCAAAAGCAAATTGTTTACCGGCAGGTAGTACTGTCGCAGTTGCAGTAATCTTTTTGCGCTGTGGTGTATCTACAATACGCATATCACCAGCTGGCGTAATAGGCTCTTCTAGTTCTTGAGCAAAGAGTGTGCCATACCCACACAAGGCCAACGCTCGCCCAATAGCGCCCGTTTCTGCCTTCTCTCGGTAATCAGCAAAATGCTTCTCATGCTCTGTCTTGTGGGCCTTAGCAATCAGTCTGCCTGATGCATCATGGATCTCTGCTGCAAATGTACAGTAGTCAATGCCCGAAAGTTCGGGCACTGCATACGTCATGATTGTCCAGTCTGGATGTTCCTCACGGAACCATGCAATACGTGGAGCTACTGGCAAGTATTGCTTGCCTTTAAGGTTAATGAAGTGATCTCGTGGATTAAATGCCATTGTCTGTATCCTTGTCTCCTGAAAGTTTACGTTTAATATCTGGTGTCATAACTTTAAGTGCCTCTTTTGATGTTGCTACCGCCATTCTTAGGTCATAGATGGAGCCGTTCATCCATCCATGCGTATAGAGCTGAGAGAGAATGCCTAGTGGTAATGCTGCAAATAAATCATATCCATCATCATCCTTATAGAAGAAGATTAACTCATGTGGACTGCAACCAATCAACACGCAGTCGGTGCCGTCAATGTCAATCGTTTTACAATTGATTGTTAATCCAGCTCCTGTGTTACTTGGCTTCATCAATACGTGTATTAGAGTTGACGGGTTAGGATATAGATGACTACCTTCAGCGCCATAGATATTATTTGGAACGTGACCGTCGCAACCAGACATGTAGTACAACTCGTCGTTATACCTAACTGACCTAAACGACTCTAATAAATCATGCCATGACACCTCAACTGGCTCTTTGTCTAGTGCTACAAAATAATCCTTATCATCATTAGCTTCCAAAAAAACCTTGTCACCAATACATGAAACAAACCAGTCAAGTCCACCATCATTAATCTTATAAGATACATATGTTTTACTAAGATAATGTTTATTTACAAAGTAATCCATGTTCTCTTCTTTAACAGGAAACAGATACCCGAACCGATTAATACCTTCTGTACTCATTACTTATAAAAGCCTCTAATTTCTTTAGTGTGTCATCATTACCTATTACTAACTCTGCAGTATGAAGTACGTCTAACACATCATCAAGTGACCTACATATTGAAGTCACTTGCAACGACGCAAAAATTTGTTGTTTATCTTGCACTTTTCCTTTTTCTGTTTTCAATTCTATTCCAACACCAATAGGAGTCTTCCATTTGCTGTTGTGAATATAGATGTCTGGTAAGCCGATCGTGTTGCCTTGATACCCAGTTGCATAAAGCCTAGTTTTGCATGCTGGGCAGGACACTTTGGTCCTCGTCTTACCAGTTTCAAAGACTGTGTAACCTAGTAACTGCAAGGCTCTTACAATAGAACCTTGCAGTTGCTTTTCACTTACCTGTTTAAATACAGGGCGATTGCTATTAACCATAATGCAGCTAGTATAGGCACTACACAGGAGTCAGTCAGTGAGTATTTTTCGTTGTCTTTCATGTTGTAACCTTAGAAATTTCCAGCAAGTTACTACATGCGACAGTGGCACGATATGTTTAGTGTCTATCTTGTTTAAGTATTTCATCGCTACTTTAGCACTAGCTGCAGTAGGCGATTGAACAATTAATTTAAATAGCTCAGGTGTAGATAGTATGTAATTAAGGGTTTGCTTTTCTCCAACGGATAACGCATTGTGCATAAATTCCGCATGCCGCTCATAGTGATCAGTTTTAAAGTTATTACGAGAATAATCAGTAACATCAACAAGCTTGTTATTCTTGTAGACATACCTAGCAATAAGAGTTGCATGCCAGCAGCCATTCAGTAAAGAGATGATGTGAGTCCTAGACCATGTTGGCCACATAGTAGGAGGCAGTATCGCTTTCAACTCAATGACGTCATTACCTTTAGCATTAATGACTAGCAATTCAAATATTAATTTAGCAGTGTATTTGTTAGATACGTGCACACCAACATCATTGGCATGCACGTAATAGGCTACTGGGGCATTGTATTTCTTGCGTATACTAGCCATTACCAGCGTGGAGTGTATTTTCCTGACAAGCGTGAGGAGCAGTGCCCACACTTCCAAGGTGGAGTCCACGCTCCATCTAGAAATGCATCAACTACATCAGCAACCTTAGCTTTAGTCAGCGTATCCCACTTACGTTCATTTGGATTACGTGTTGTCTTCCATATAAACGTATCGCCATCTTCATATAAATTGTCAAGCACCTCAATATTTAAAGCCAAATCTCTTGGGTCTCTCATATTTGCTAACTCATGAGTTGAAATCCTAAATGACACGATCTTCAACTTCCACGCTGGCCAACCTAATGTAATGATTTGATTAGGTCCTATCGTAATCTCCATCTTCTTCCATCCATCAGCAAACTCGCTCGTACGAGCCATCTCGTCAATAATTGTGTTGATATCCGATAACATAAAACATCCTTAGTAAAAAAGTTTGTGGAGCCTAAAACTAATTCCAGACTCCACAAAGTGTGGTAAATCCCTACTGATTATACCGTAGGTAATCTACTCACATGTGCAATTTGATTCCCAGTTCTTGCACTCATCACAAGTTTCAGAACCCATCAGGTGATAGTCATCGTCTTGTAGCTCATCACCACTGCGTTGTTCGTGGCTATAACCTTTAGGTCCTGCGTATATATTGCCAGCAAAGCACATGCCGGGTTCAGCATAACGACATGCAAACTCAAGGTCAGGAAACATATCAGACATGGTGATAATCCATATATCAGGTGGTCCCCATGCTGTATCAAAAGCAATTGTTACATGACCTTCTTTGAAGTCTAGGTAGGATGTGTCACAAGCTCCCCATTTAGTACCCCAGTTGTTGTACTGCCAGTCAGCATTGCCATAGCCATTCTCATCTAATTCCTGTGGTACAGACTTATTGAAGTCTAATACTGATGTGCTTGTTTCATACTTTGTAGTGTGTAACTCAGCCCAAGCAGACACCTTGTCTGCTGGGCCAGTGATTGTCAATTCGTTCATACACCAATTAGGCATTGTGTTATTCCTTATCCGTAAACCAACTCACCAAAACATATTCCTTGAAGCAGCGCGTCAATCACATCTTGATCAACCTGTTGCTCTTCTTCAAACGATCGATCACCTTGCATCCATGACTTTTTAAGATTATCAATAACGTCAAGTGGAGATATTGTATGTATCTCACCTTCGTCATCATGTATGTCAATGTACCAAAGGTCAGGTTTGCTAACCCAAGCTGCATGCCACTTCTTAACCCACTCGCAATGGTGCAATGCTTCTGTGATTTGGTCATACCAAAACTCGTTGTCGATGTTACCTACTACCCACCTGATGTGTGTGTCACTTGCTTGCATTGCGTTGTACTTCCTTTATTTCTTTAATTAAACTTGCATTACGTCGTAGTTCTTTCACTGTTATGTCTATCCTGTCCCAATTTGTGCCATAATTGGCATCAAATCCATCATGCAATTCATCTACTACAGCTGGCCACTCATCTTCTCGCTCAATGATTTCAGCTGTAATTAAGTCGTGTGATTGAAACTCTTCCCTGTTAACTCCACAAACAAAATCATATGGTCCCCATACCTCAATGTAAAACTCCGGGAATTCATCCCGGAACTTGCGCAGTGCTTTCTCAAAAGTTAAATCTCTGTCGTTCCATTCTTCTTCTGTCATTACAGTTCCCTTACTCCATCCCATTTATCTGGTTGACCAAGACATGTGGCAATGTATAAATCATGCGCACTAAACATGTCATTCCATTCTTCGTACGTACAGTCATCAATGTACTCATTGAGTGCGTCATTGAATTCTTCAATGTCTTTCTCGTGATACACAGACGCAACTAATGCACAGAACTTTTTAATCTCGTCATCAGTGGGTCGCTTGACGTTCATTGCTTCTGCAACTTCATCGATAAACAAGATGACTGCTTTGTCTGTGTACTGGATACTTACATCAGAGAACAACAGTTTTCCTACACGGAACATAAACTCTGCACCGATAGCTGGGGATAGAACCTCCCCGTCATCTGTGTAGTGGCAGTCCTGTGTATATGAGTATCGATCAATCGACCACTCTTCTTCTTCGCATATTGAATAAAACATTACTAACTCCTCTGTGTTTATTTGTTTGTTTAATTAAACCCAGCGGGATGCAGACCCGTGGGCACGGATGACGATATCGCTATCACCATCACACTGTAGAGACTTAGGGCAACCTACGCAAGTCATATGCACCATCTGCAACATGTTGCGCAGCTTTCTCGCCTCGTTGATGAATGGGTCACTAGGACATTGCTTCATGCCACGTGCATAAGCAGTGTGGCGTCGGTTATCGTAGTCTTCGTGTGGCAAGACTGTGAATGTGCCCCAGCCAGCTTGCTTAGCCTCTGATTGATCGGCATACGTATCGCATGATGCTTGTATGATTCCCTTGAATGGCTGTGCAATAGGTTCACGCCACTGGTGTGTGTAACCTCGATGCCCATGGCTATATCTAAGCATGTCATTCCATATAGGAAATGGAGCAGCTACAGGGTCACCGTACGACCCTATACGCAACTCCTTGCCAGATACCCAAGCAATAGTAGAACCTACAATACTAGACACCACTGGCACGTTGCCTCGTTGGAATGATTCCCATACAGCAGTAGTGCCCTTGCCAATGTTGACGTAACAAGTACGCACACGTTTGTACTTGCCAGTACG